AACCCACGCAGAAAAAGTCCAAGTATCTGAGTCATCACCCGCATCCACAGGAGTCCAACTCAGGTACGCAGAGTCATCATCGTTAAACCGTAGCGATCCTTCAATGGTCTTAGGATAGAAGCCGCGAGTGGCGGCTTGCATGGCTGCTGGTACGGGTATAAGAGACATTACGACCCCTCAGTCAAAGCTGGTGTCGCGGACAAATAGACATTAGTACCGTCTGGGCAAAAATAACCAAGCATGTAAGTACCCGCCGCATTGATTGCAGTTAAGTCAGCATCCGCTAGGTGTACGTCAGCATCGACAGTCACTGTTTGTGGCGTCGTATTAACAAGAAGAATAACGCCTGACTGGCCCGCTGTTTCATTAGTGAAGGTCAGATCAATTGCGCCTGTTGGCGTACAGGAGAAAAAATTTCCCGCAGACATATCAAACGAACCATCAGCATCTGTAACAACTGTACCTGTCGCTGCGCCGTTAACATCTACGTCCGCAGCAAAAGTGATATCGCCTTCAATAGTATCGGCTGCAGTTAGTTCACCAAGCGCCGTTACGTCCGAACCTGTGTATATGGATTTGACTAACTTAGCCATGTTTCACCTCAAGCCGTTAAGGGAATGTTATCTGCACTCCCGTCAGATTTAAAAAACGGAACCTGTTGAGTCGCCGTCAAAGAAATTGTATCAATAGTTGAGTCTGATTTATAAAATGGAATCTTCAAAGTGTTCGTGTAGCTAGACAGCCCAGCAACACTAAATATGTCGTACACCACGATCTCAACAACGTCAGATGCGGATAAAGCGGCTAAGCCCGCAATTGTGTTAGCTGTGTTGACGTTGTAGTCAGTGTCTTTAACAAGCAGCACACCGTTCAAATAAACATCAACATAAGTGCCATCGGTAAATACAAGTGCGTTGCCGTTGTCATCAGCACCAGACAAAGAAGTCTCGCTACCAGCCGCTGTGTAAAAGTACGTCTGCCGGACCGCTACATTGTTTGAGAATCTACCGATATAACTCATGCTGTGTAGCTCCCGGAATCGTTAAATTGCAGAATTGTGTAATCTCCGACCGTAGTTTCAACAACGCTAGCGCCTGTATAAGTCCCTGAGTAATACACAGTAGGTATCTTCAGGATACATACACCTGATCCACCAGAGCCGCCATTTTGCAGACTGTTACCGTAAGCGCCGCCGCCGCCGCCTCCGGTATTAGGATCTCCATCTTCACCGTTACCTGTAGAAGGCCCGGATGGAACTGGCCCTCCAGATCCTGCACCATCAGTACCAGTACCTGATGCATCATTACTACGGCCACCACCGCCACCACCGCCTGCTCTACCTACAGGAGTACCAGTGATCGATGAGGTAACTCCAGATCCTCCATCTCCACCAACAAATGTGCCACTGTTATTGATGGCATCCTGACCTACACCGCCTGCGCCGCCTCCGCCTGCACCGTTATAAGTAACAGTAGTAAATACTAAATCTCCGCCATCATAGCCTTGGCCTGCGGTTCCTGATCCGCCTGATCTAGATGCGCTGTTATATGAAGTAGCTCCGCCACCTGATCCACCTGATCCACCTGCCGCTTCATCAAGAGTATCAGCGCCAGAGGAACCTCCGCCTCCGCCGCCAATAACAGTAATTGTAGATTGTCCTGTAACAGCTAGAGTTGAGTCAGTCCCTGCTCCTCCTCTATTGTGAGTATCCGCAGTTTGACCTGCTCCACCGCCACCAACAACAATAGTCACAACATCTGATTGCTCTACTGTTATAGGTGATAAAGCAGAAGTGCCTCCACCAGAACTCTCTCCGGACACAGACGACTTATAACCACCTCCGCCTCCGCCACCTGTGCCTGCGTCATAGTTTGATTGAGTAGCACCTGCTCCACCGCCACCTGCAACAAGAACGTATTCAATATCGTAAGGGCCAAGAATATTCGTAGTACCTAAACCTACGTTAGCCCAGACGTTTGCGTCAGTCGTAGCATCAATACACACATATACTTCACCAGAAGTCTTGTTTAACCACAGGTGACCAGTAGCTGATGGGTTAGTGGTAATCGTTGGATCAGATGTCGATACAGTAGTGTCTGTTAACCCTTCAAATGTAGTTGACAGAGCCGCCCATGTGTTATCACCACGAAGGTATGAAGAACTAGAAGGCGTGCCAGTAGCACTTAATTCGGCTAGCCCTATAGCGTCATCCTGCATCATCGCATTTGTTATTGAATTGGCAGGTGGTGTAGGGCTGGTTATAGCCGCGCCACGGTGAATGACATAGATATTTCCTGTGCCAGTTGGTGGTGGTGATGTAAATGTTATCGTAGTGCCTGAAATGGAATAGGCTGTAGTTGGTTGCTGTTGGACGTTTTCGACAAAAACTTCTACATCGTTTGTTGTAGCAGAGCGGGACAGCGTGAACTCAGTAGTGGAGTTATTACCGTTAAATGTATCTACGGTTGTCGTAGTAAAGTTGCTATCAGGCTGATTCCCAAGATACGGCATTACGCGATCTCCAAGATACTTAGGGTTGTGTCAGCGGAGTTAGCTGTGTCGCTCGTAACTTTAATTACGTCGCTAGCCTCCATAACAACCTTTTGGTCCCCTCCAACAGGTACAAGCGATGATCCAACAGGAATTGGTGCCGCCTTAACTAAATACACATTATCGCCATCGTTGTTCTCAAGCGTGACATCCACAAGAATCTGGCTTGTAGTGATGTTCGCTATCGCTAACCCAATAACCGTAGTCGCGGTTGCGGATGGGCATGTGTAAATAGTCATCGCGGTGCTTGCCCCAGTGGCGCTACCGTCGAACGTTTTGACTTTAAATGTGTTCGCCATGTTTTACCCCAATGCAATCGCCAGAGCTACGGCTGTCCCGGCTGGGTCAAAGAACGTGCTCGTACCATCGGCTTCTAAATACGCGGCTCTTTCAGCGGGTTGAGTTACAAACACCGTCTTAGTACCCGCAGAAAAATTAACCAAGCTGCCGCTGTTAGACGACTCTAAGACAGTGTCACGTGATAATGTCGTACCAGAAGCCGTATATGTACCAACACCAATCTCAAACTCAGTCTCTCCTGCAATAGCGTAGTAAGTCGTATTGCCATCGCCAATAACCGAGAACGATTGAAAGCCAGACGCCGCCCCAGCCAAGGTGATAGTTCCTGTACCAGTAGTAGTCGTGCTTTCTTTAACTCGATCTTTAACGACGATAGCCATTACGCGATCCTAATAATTGCCGTGTTATAAGCCGCAGCAGGTATAACAACAGTGAAGTCACCATCAGTCGCCGTCTTAGTCTCACCAAAATCCAACAAAGCAACAGCCTTATTCGCTTGAGATGAGTTGTAGATAATCGCGCCACGTGCGTCTAGGTCTACATTGCTAAACACAACGTCATCGAAATCTACATACGCCACATCGTTAGTGTTGTCTGTAGTAACGGAAACGTTAGCTAACGTTGCTCCACCAGTCGTGTAGTTAGTTCCTGAAGAAGAAACCTCATCACTATTGCCTGTCACATCAGAATAATTAGTTGTGTCAGCGTCATAAGTGCCCGCCATACTTGGAATGATTAACGCCATCTTTAAGGTGTCATTAACCACATCGTGCGTGCCGTTCAAGATTTCATTCTTAAACGAGTTGCATAAAGTCTGCGTAATTGCCATTGTTTACTCCTTTACCTTACCGGGTATCTAGCTTGAGCAGTTCTGTACATATCCTGACGATTCTTACCTTCAGCCTGCATTTTAAGCTGTAGGAGCGCTTCGTCATACCGTTTTTGGTACTGTGCTATAACGTCTTGCTCACCTTTCATGAAAGTGTACGCCTCTAACAAAGCACCATAAAGCAATACAGAATCAAAGTTATCGCCAAGCCAAGTATTAGTGGCGGTAACGATTGTCTCTGGATAATAAAAATAGTGAAGCTCCACTGTATATGTGCTGTCAGGGGTGGGCCCAACAATCAGGGAGTTTTTATCGAAAGTCGCGTAATGAGAGGGCAACCCAGTATCTGTTGGCGTAGGAAACGCCTCACGGATAAAGTTCACATCCTTGTTCAACAGGTAGCTGTACGCCCCAGCGCCGTCTACGACAGCCAATGAATAAGTTGCCAACCAATCACTAGGCAGAGTGACATACTTATTGCTAGTAGTAACCGAACCAGTAACGTTCTTGCGAAGATCAAGAATCTGTACCCCGTTGTAAATCCGCTGTTCTGCTTGCTTGATAAATGTATCGAGCTGCTCTTTACCAGTGAAATCCGCAGAAGTACCCGTGGTAGTGGTCCACGTAGTGTTAGGGAAGTCGTTCTCAACGTACCCTTTGATTGTTTCAAACAGCGTAGTGTAGTTCACAATATCTCCTACGAAGTCACTGTTACTGTACCTACTGCAGTAGTAGCTACAAGTTTATTCGGTAACCCACTGATATTATAGGGGTTTGATAGCCCAACAGGGTTCCAGCCCCATTGTATCTCCCTAGACTCAGCATAGCTATTGTCAGGTCTAGGATTCCGTAGCGCCTGTGGGTCTTCAATAACATACATACCCAACTGCAACTGCGGCTGATCTGGCTCCCAACACGTAGGACAAACCAGTATATTTACCTGCTTAGTCTTGATCGTCAGTGGCTTCAGCTTTTTCAGTTCGTACTGAAACCCACAACGGTCACATACTCCTAATGCTCTTTTACCGGCAGCAAATGCCATATCTGCTCCTTAGTAGAAGAACTCACGTGGAGCCAACCTCAACGAGGCTTTCTCTCTATCCTCCGCAGAAGCCAAAGTCCACTGTTCTTCATATGATGCCTTGAGCATCTCGATACGGTTCATAGCCTCTGGGATCTTTAGAGACAAGTAATACGCCAATCCAGCGACCAAACATGGAAGCATACGGAACGGGATGTCTTGGTTGTTTACACCGTTACCCGCGTCCTGAATACGGCGCATACGCCAATAAGTAAATGTATAGCTGCCATCAGGGACTGGCCACACGTTGATTTGCGGCACATCCGCTTGGCGGTCAATCCATACTTGGATCGGACGCCCTTCTACATTCTTGTTAGGGATACTAGCGTAGGTAGATACACTAATTCGCGTCATACTAAGGTCTGACTGAGATGTACCAGTTCCTGTACGTATCACATGGTCAAGTAAGTCAATCGTATCAGCGGGTAAATTGTAAGTTCCTGTACCGTCAGTTAAGGCAATGGAGCCTTCTTCAATAGTCCACAGGTTAATACCACGATTCGCCCATTCGATGGACAGAAGGTTAAGGCTACGGCGAGCCGTACGCATGTCATAGCCCGTGCGAAGTTCTACGCCGCAACGTTCAAACGCCTCTTCAACGAGGTTGTTCAGGTCTAGGTCAAAGGCTGCTGTTCCTGACGTTGCCATTACTTCTTCTTCCTTTTAAGCGGGGCCACTCTACGCGGCTTACCTGCTGGTTGTCCTAGGCGCTTCTTCTGCGCTATACGCTTTTTCTTCTCCGCCGCCGTCATTTCACCAGACGTTTTCGGAGTTTTGCTAGAGACTCTTTTACTCGGTCTACAATACGGCGTACCGCGTTTTTCACCTTTGTCGCGTCCACATGCTTTCCCAGTACGAACATCTTTCCAGTCCTCTTTGAACCAGCGTTTCAGTGCTGCACCTTTTGCAGTCTTGCGAACGGCCATTACTTTTTACCAGCTCGCTTCTTTCTACATTTGGCGATAGCACCTGAAGCATAAGCAGAAGGGAAGACCTTATACTGCGCCTTTACCTTGTGGTAACAAGCGTCTTTAACAGATCCACCCTTCTTATAGTAGCTACGCATTACCGCATTTGACCGCGAGTTTTGCCGCGCATAGCGCAACCGTCGATCCTACCGCCTCTAGCTTTTTTAGTAACCGCTTTGCGGATTTTAGACAAATCTGGAGCTTCAGGTTTCTCACTAAATTTCTTTACAAACTCATCTCTAGTCATTTTATCGGTTATTTTACCGCCCGGTGCGTAGCCTTTCATCTTGCCGCCCATTTTGGCTTTCATAGTGTCTTTAGCTAAACACTTGCCAGCCGCTTTACATTTAGCTGGTGACTTACACCCTGCACACATTTTCATATCATACGTCCTTTTGTTTTACCGCGCTGGGCGATACCATCAATCTTACGAACTTTGCCGCCTTTCTTAAAAGACCCCATTTTTTCTTGGGTCCTCTTTTCAAACTTTTTTCGATCTTGTTCAAGAAAACGAGCTTGAAGTTTTTCCTCATCTGTGGGGTTTTTGCCCCCCGCTCTTTCTTCTTTTGTTTTAGGTGTTCTATTTTCTTTAACCTTTCTACCCAGACTTGGAGAAGGTCTCGCCCGTTCTGTCATTGACAAAGGCAACCCGGCGTATCCACCTTCGTCTCTAGTTTTTCTAGCCATTACATAAACCTCTCTGCTACGGCAACGCCTACAATAAGTACGGCTAAGCCCCACATACGTAGATCCAATTTTTCAAGAAAAGCCTTCTGGTCGGTCAGCTTCTCTTCAATGCGCTCATACCTAGAACTACACTCTTTCTCGTGTGACTCTAATAAAAGAAGCACATCTTTAGCCTGTAGTTCTTTGTCCTCCAATGACACCGTAACTTCCTGTAACTTTCTAGCTCTAGTCGCCATTAGCAATTCCACTTACGTAAACTTTTGTTAATACGGCTATTCGGATCGTTTGCTGTCTTTGCACTGGTAAGTCTTTTCTTCATACCAGACATACGCGCACAGAAAGAAGCGCGACGTTTCGCGGCCTTCGATCCTTTCTTGAGTTTGCTGGGCTTAGTAGTTACAGCCGTCTTTAACTTGCTACCGGGGTTCTGTTTCCGATAGCTAGCGACGCCTTTAGCGTTCAGCCCACCAGACTCACTTTTACCTTCTTTGCGCTGCCACGCGGCGGTCTTACCGCCTTTCTTGTAATACGCACGCATTACATAACCTACGCATACAGCACTGTAACCGAAGTCACATTGGCAATAGTGGCATAAGCACTGGTCTCACAACGGACTGGTGCGGCTGACAAATCTACGTAACTCGTAGCGGTGGCAGACGCAGGGGTAGCTACAGTAATAACAGCGGTGCCACTGGCTCCGCCGTCTTTAATAACTACGCTACCAGCGGTTCCGCTGGCGACATAGTAGATACCCATAATCCGAGCAGGACCACCAAATACCGCACCAGAGGCGGTTACGGTAGTAGTCTTACCATCAGAGTGCATTACTTAGTTTCCTTCTTAGCCGCTGACTTTTTGGCTGCTGGCTTCTTAGGCTCTTCCTTTTTCATAGGAGTGCCGTCAGGGTTTAGCCCGCGAGCAGCTAGTTCTTCAGCAGAGGCTGGCTTAAAACGACTCATAAGTCACCCCCGCTTACGCTGCTGCGATAGTTGCGCCAGTATCTGAACGCTTCCAGTTAGTACCGTCAGAGAAAGCGAGAATTGCTGAACCTGCCGCACCGTTAGAAACGTAGATAAGCGTGCCAGCACCAGCGTCAGAAGCTGATGGAGCAGAAGCTACGGTATAAGTTGGAACTTTAATATCACCGACGAAGCCGTTCGTAGAGGTGACTGGACCTGAAAAGGTAGTTGATGCCATTGCGATGTCCTCACATGCGAGTTTAGTGCGCCTGTCTGCATGTCGTCTGCTAGGTCAGTCCGACGCACCCATTTCCTAGTTACGCTTACTAAAGCACAGGTAAAAGATTGAGTCAAATAAAAAGGGGACCCGAAGGTCCCCTCTAGCAGTAGCTTTTAAGCTACTTATGCAGCACCCGGAGATCCGAAGATTCCCAGTGGATCTGACCAGCCGAAGCTGTAACGCTCACGAGCCTTGTAACGTACGTTACCAGTATCGAAATCGCCGTCCATGCCTGTAGTCATCGCAGCACGTGTGAAGTGCTTGAGACCGTTAGGTACGTCAGTAGTCAAGAACCATGCGTCATCATCAGTCAAGAAGTTGTTGACTGTGTAGCCTTCAGGAACAACACCGTTGTTCATGATTGCGTTGATGTCGTTATCGGCAGTACCGACACGGCCTTCTGTTTCTAACAAACGAGTTGCTACGAACTGCAACGCAGGTGGAATGATGAGCTTACGTGGCTTAGCTGCAATAAGCAGTCCACGCTCGTCAGTCCAAGCTGCAATCTGAATAACAGCCGCTTCCAAAGAAGTTTCGTTAAGGTCAGCCGCAGTTGAAGGCTCGTTAGAGTTAGTGCCACCAGAAACAAGTGGGTGCGCTGTAGAGAACAGCTCAACACCGTCGCCACCAGTGTAGCTAGAGTTGAAGCCGTTGTTCAGAACAGCAGCAGCCTTGGTTTGCTTCGTGTACGCCATCGCACGAGCCAATGCCTTGGTATAACGAGATGACAATGAGTCATACAGGTTATCTTCAACCGCTTCTTCAGTGATTGAGAATCCAAGAGCAATAGTTTCGTGTGTGTAACGCGAAGTCCATGCTTCTTGTGCGTTGTCATAAGAGATTGAAGAACCTTCTTCCTTCACAGGAGCAGTTCCAAATCCTGACAACTTGGTTTCTTCTTCAAATGAGCGCTCAGAAGTCTCTGCTTCAAAGATTTCTTTATGCTGCTCACCATACTTTTGATATTCCAAGCCGAACAATGCGTTCAGGCCGGGAAGTAGCTCTTTAAGGAGCTGGGCGCGTGAAATTGCCATGTTGTATTACTCCTTATACACCAGTGCTCATGGTCATCATGTGTGCATCAGTAACGATCTTAACCAGTACATCTGGGTAAGCGTCGCTAGGATCAGACACGTGAGCCACAATTTTGAACGGCTTAGCAGTAGTAGCTACTGTAGCGTCCAACGCTGAAGTTGAGTTACCAGTTGTAGTAGAACCAGTAGACGTTGATTGAACTGCCGCGAAGGTAGTAGTAGCACCAATAATAGTTTGAGCGCCAGTACCATCCAACTGAGCTTGGAACAATACGTTTGGATCGTCAACAACGTAAGCCTTCACAGTACCAGTAGTTCCAGAAGGATAATACTGACTGTGAATAACTTGACCTTGAGCATTAACATACTCACAACCAACGAATACGCCGATAGCACCAATAGTGTTACCGCCTAGGTTGTTAGTAGTCAGGTCTGCACCTGAGCCAGTTGCTAATGCAATATACCCATCCGCCCCGATAGTAACTACTTGACCATTAAAAATGTTAGTAGCTTCACCAGCAGGATCAATCAGATAGGTAGAAGTCGCCCCTGCATAGGGCATACCGTCAGCGCGTTTTACCGGCTTCAGGCCATATGGAGCTGCTGTAGTAGCCATTGCTCATTCTCCTAAAAAATTTAATTGCCTTTCCCGAATGATGTCTTGGATTTCCTATCCGAAAATAAGGGCATCCGAGGATCATTCTCACGCATAAAGTTGTTATCTACTGATTCCATCTGAGCTTGGTTCTTACCTGCGTAATACTGTTCACGCTGTTCCACAAACTCATTTGGTATCTTGCAGAGTAAAAGTCCTTGGACTTCGATATTGTCTTTATAACGACTATCGGTATCCACGAACATTCTGAACTGGGGCTGCTCCTCAATCCGAACCGGCTCCCAACCCTGACGCATTTTTGATGAAATATTGCGTGGATCGGCCTGATTCATCTGAGATACCCGAACCCAGCGGTACGCATAACCCGGCTGCTTATCTGGCTCTGGTAATACAGAGGCAGGTTGCCATGCCTTCGGACGTTCCGATGTAGCTCTTGTTTCCAGTTCGCGTGCAAGTCTGTTATCAGAAGTAGCTTTCTCTTGTGTAGCCATGATTAGTTCCCCATCTTCTTCAGTTCCCGAGCGTACTGCTCAGGGGTCAATCCCAGTTTTCTCGCAATTTCAACTTGCGATCTTTTTAGCACGATCTTTTTTGGAGACCTGCTACGGGATGCCGGAGCAACTACCGTGGCTGGCTTCTTCTCTGCGCTCTTGGTGGGCCTGCCGCCCCCACCAGTCGTTTCTTCTCCGAAATACTCCGGAAACCGACGCTGCATTGTGTTGTCAATGCTTTGCCAGTATTCATCGGTGCCAATAAATTGAGCACCGTGCTCCCGCTCTAACTTTTGGTGTAAGCCTAGTGCGAGGGCTGTCATCTCTTGGTCTGTGCCGAACCATGTGTTTTGTTCTTGCCACGCAGCCGTTTTGGCGTCTGGGGCTGGCACGTTGACCTGCTCAGATTCAGTTTGTACCGCAACTTCATTCTCTTGTAAAGAACGAGGTTTAAATGTTTGAGCTTGTTGAAGTTTATATGTCGCTGAATTAAATTTCTTCTGCGCTTCAATAAGTGCATCAGAATCGCCACTCTCATGTGCTTCTTTATAAGCACGTTCTGCGGCAGCGACTTCAAGTTCTGCTTCCCGTTTGTAAGTCTCGGCCAGTGTCTGCTCGCCATGAGACAGATTAGCTTTCAACTTCTTGTTTTCTTCAAGCGCCTTCTGCGCCATGCGGATAGCTTCTTGCTGCTCACGCATTGCACGTTCTTTTTCACGGCGCTCGTCATGCCACACCTTCTTCATCTGCTTCAGGCGTTGCTTAACCTTATCTGAGTAGTCTTCTAACTCATCAGCTTCCAGTTCTTCAACGATTTCCTTCGGCATGGGTGAATGGCCACGGTCTTCCTCCGGTGTGTCATCTTCAATCTCTAGTTCAGCATCGTTATCAGCCTCGACTTCTTCCGCCACGGCCTCCTCTTGCTGCTCTTCCTCTACTTCAAACTCAAAGTCGTCTTCAGCTTTTTGCGCTTCAGCGTTCATATGTGCCTCCTTTAGGCTCTGGATATTCCACGTGGGTCTTCAACAACCGCCTCAACCGCATCATCATTGATGATCCGGAACTCACGACCATGAATCTTCACCCGTGTACCGGCGTGTGGGCGAACTAGAATAAAGTCGCCTTCTTTACACCAAGGTCCGCTAGGGAACCGGGTTTCGTCCTTATAACAATCAGGACCGAGCTTTAATACAAATAATGTAGTAGTCAGTAGCTCTTCGTTATGCATAGTCTGAGCGGATTTAATTAAACCGCTATCGCCATACGTTTCTTCGATATCAGGCACACCACAAAGGATGCGATACCCTGAAGGATCAGGTAATTGTTTTGCTTTTTGCTCCGGTGTTTCCGGTAGTTCTGTTGCTTCATCCGGATTATCGGGGTTTGTGCCGATTAGGATTTCAGTCATCGTCGTTCTCCATGCGTTGTGCCGTCTCCAGCACGAGGTTGTTTGCGATCATAAGGCCGCGAATTACGCCAGTGGCGTGCTTATATTGGGCGTGATCGGGAGCCTTACCGGCTGCAAGATCCTCCACAATAATTTCTCTTTCCTCGTTGATTTTGTCCGCGAGGTACTTCAGTAGGTCTGTACTCATTCTTCACCTTGAGGCTGCTGAGTTTGTTGTTGCCGCATAGCGCGGTCCTCTTGAGCTGCTTCACGGGCGATATTGATGCCCATCTCCAGCCCATCTTTCTGCTGTTGAGCAGATAACTTGTCTTTCTCGGAAGCGATTTTTGCTCCGACTTGCATACCAGCGGTACGTTCTTGGGAGGCGATACGCTCTCTTTCCAGCTCCAGACGGTCGGCTTTCTCGGCTGCATCGATCTGCATCTTCTGAGCCTTGAGCTGAGCTTCCTGCTGCTTGATCTGCAGTTCTGCCTGTTGCATCTGGACAATTGGGTCTTGCTGAGCCTGTTGCGCTTGTTGAGCGGCTTGCTCCGCCTGATTCTTGCCAAGGACTTGTTGGGCTGCAGCGGCTGCGAGACGCGAAATCTCCAGCTCTGTGTTCTCGTCCATCTTGTCCTCTGGCGTTGGGTAAGGCACACCAGCAGCGTCTTCGATCTGTTTTCTGTACGCCATCGCCAAGTGTTGAGCCAAGTGCTCTTGGAAAGCTGCGCCGATAGTCTTAGCCATAGGGCTCTGCTGAAGCATACCCATCATCTTCGGATCTTGGGCTGCCGCCATATGCACAGCGATATGCGCCTCATGATCCTGATACAAGAACGCCTTGACCGGCTTGCCCTGCAACATATTCATGTTTTCTGTCACTGGGTCGGTTGGCTTCTGGTCGTCTTCCATTGGAACGAGCTTTTCAGCGTTCTTTATTCCTAAAACTTCTAACATCTGCCGGTGTAAGAACGGCATGTCATAAAGCTGAGGTGCAGACTGCGCCATTTGCAAAACTGCTTGGTACTGAACGACTTTTTGCGCCATTGTGGCCGCATTTGGGTCAGAAACAGGGATAACTTCAACCTGATCGTAGTCAGCGCCACGGTCCATAGCCTCGCCTGTGCTTGGCTCGTACGTATACTCATCGTCGGCATAGTCACGAATGACGCCTTTCAGGAGTTTAAGTTCCTGCTTCATTGAGTAATGGATGCGTGCCTGTACCGCAGACATGATCTTGAGCGTGCGCTCAAGGATTGCCAGAGTAGTACCAACAGGAGCCTGACCAGACATGTCAGAGATCTTCATGTCAGCCGCAGAAGCGAAGCGACGGCCTTCTTCTACGATCTTGTCGAGCAACTGAGACAGAACCATTGACGGCTCTTTATATGGGAGCGTCATGATGTTGTCTTTGATTGTGCCCGAAGCTACGTCTACATCACGAAACTCCGCTGGGGAGATCGGGGTGTCATCTCCTTTAACTCGTAATCCTTTGGTTTTGAATCCTCCGGGGAGGTTGGAGAGGGTTCCCGCATCAACAAGTTGTCTAATGATTGCGGTGCCGGACTTAGCGAAAGCACCAACAAGATGAATAAGACCGAAAGCATAGAAGCCAAAACCGGGTACATAACTATAATGAACAAAATGGTTCCGCTTCTGCTTGCTCTCATCCTCTTGATTCCAGTTACGACGGATCGCGAGAATAGTCTCCGAATGCTTCTCAATAGTAACCACGTACGGTAACGCAATACCTGTAGCCTTGCCGTCTTCATCCTCGTCCTCGTAACCGGGAAGATCCAAGTCAACGTGCATTTCGAGAATCTTATGGCGGTCATCAGATGTGGCACTGAAGCCCATCTTCTCTGCAATCGACTTCTCTATATCATCTAATGTATCGCCCGGTTCATCCAGCTCTATGTCACGATAGAAGCCAGCGCTCTGTAACTTTTTGATTTCATTAGCAGTTTTGCGCATAACGTGAGTTACACGCTCGGCTGTCTCGATATTAGACGCGCCGTATGGCACCACAACGTCTTCCGCTGGCACGTAAGTCGAAGTCTGACGATTCAGGCTAGGGTCGAAGTACACCTTCTTGAAGGCATTACCAGAGAGGCCAAGACCCCAGAGCATGCGCTCATGCTCGGGGCGATACTCTACCATCTTCTCTGTGAGCTGGTAGTTCATGTCATCCTTTACACGCTTGGCGACTTCCAGTTTTTCAGGAGTTTCTTTCCCGATAACCTTGGTCTTTACCGGCCCCTGCGCCGGGAATGTCTCCATCATCGTTTCAGACTGAAACTTAACAAGAGCTTCAGACAGGAGGGGGTGGTAGACACCACAAGCACCGGGCCAAGGCTCTGAGCGATCCTCAACCTTCATACCCAACAGCTCAAGGCCGTCTACATAAGTCTGCATCCAGTCGCGACGCGAACCAGTATCTTCTTCAAAGTCAGATAGTAGCTCCTCACTAAGAGCTGCAAGGGACTCTTCTTCCATCTCTTCTGCGAGATTGGCCCCGAACTCTTCGTCGTCCTGCATATTATCCGGGTCGAGAACAATCTCCATGTCCCCAACTCGGACGGTAACTTCTTCCGGATCTTCGATCTCGATCTCAATATCTGGCTCCATATTGGCCGCTTGGGCCATCATTTCATCAATCCCCATAGGGGCTTGGTTTACGGCTTTCTCAATTGCCATTGCTCAGTCCTCAGTAGTATCCAGCGTGCGGTCGTCTAAATGTTGGTGGGTCGTCTTCCTCGTCTAGCAATGTCCGTATGTATCCGCCACGGCGGAACCGCGCTAGAGCTAACGAAGTAGAGTCAACGTAGTCATCGTGCTCTCCCGAAGGAAAACTTGCAACTTCTTCAATGACTTCCTCGGCCCAATGGGTGTTGGGTGCCCACACTCTGCCACTGGCAAAAATGTCTGCGACCGCATTTAACCGGGTAATTTTGTCGTTCCCTTTCACTGGCGTGAACTCTTGGACCGGGATACCCATAGCCCGCATCTCGTATATCAGTGGCGCACCTGATGCTTTCTTCTCGATAATGACCCCGTCTGGCTCCCAGTCGCGGTAATACTCGATTGCCACCTGTTTCAACCTCGGAAACTCCATCCGCTCCCTGAAGGCATCTAATAATATGATATTAGCCTGTGGTACGCCGGTATCGTCGTCCTTGTAGAACACACCCCACGTAGTTAACGCCGAATAGTCAGCACGTTGTGACTTCTCGAACGCCGTATCCCACGACATAAGGACAAAATCACAGTGTGGAGGGCTGTCTCCTTCCCAAATCTGCCACCATTCGCGTTTGATGATGGCCGTAGCGTCCGATGTCGGGTTCTGTTGGTACTGAGCCATCCATTTTGAGTGTGGAAGTTCCTCTTGGAGGGCTTTTAGCTCTTCTTCTGCCCAAAATTCAGGCCAAAGTGGCTTGTTTGACGGCAAAATCGCCGGAAATTCAATGACTTCCCACTCTGTACCGCCTCTTTCGGCCTCTGCCTTGAGCACACGAGCAGTAATGTCCTTCTTGGACCACCGAGTCATGACGATCACGATGGCTCCACCCGGCTGTAGACGCTGACGAGGGCCAGATGTGTACCACTCGTAGGTCTTATCGTAGATTTCCGGGTTTATTTCGGCCAGTGCAGCCTCCTGCTCCGAGTGAGGATCGTCAATAATCAACAAATCCGCACCCTTACCAGTCACCGCACCGCCCACACCGATGGCGAAGTAGTCACCACCTTTGTTTGTAGCCCATCGTCCAGCCGCTTTGGAGTCTTGCTGCAGCCCTACGCCGGGAAATATTTTGGCGTAGACTTCCTGATCGACCAAGTTCCGCACTTTACGACCGAACCCGACCGCGAGTTCTGCTGTGTGGGAGGTCTGAATGATCTTCTTATGGGGAAATTTCCCCAAGAACCACGCAGGTAGAAGATAGGAAGCGAACTCTGACTTTGTATGTCGAGGCGGCATATTGATGATGAGTCTTTTACACTCACCCTTAGCCACCCGTTCAAATGCTTCTGCCATTTTTGCATGGTGACGCCCTGCAATGAACGTCGGCCACGCCTCTTTCACGAACGCAAGAAACTTCTCTTGCGCCAGTTTTCTGGTTTTCAGGGACTGCAAGTGCTCCAGCTCAGCCAAGAGCTTCTCTTGCTCCCCCGGAGTTAAGGCCGGAAGGATGCTCGGTATATCCTTCAAGGATATATTTTCTAGGATGTCACTCGCTCTCGCTGCCATTCTCTAGATCCGCTGCAATACCTACTAACTCTGAAGGCTCTTCATAAGCCCCCAACTCCTCATCCAAATCTACGCCCAGTGGCGTCACATCAATCACATCTGCGTTCAACAGGCGTTTGACACGCTCCTTGATCGCATTTTCCAGATCCTCTGGATTCTTATAGTTGATGGTGACTTCGCTTCGTTCTGTAAATAACCCGATGTCACTATGCTTACCAAGGAGTTCCAGCGCCTTTAGCTCGTATCTGGTGTCCCCGCAGTTGGCAATCTCCATCAACTTGTTAGTAATAGCAGACCGCGCTTCGCCGACATCTAGTGCAAGAGAGCTTCCATAAGTTCTTAGGAAGGCTGCGGCAGCAAATGCTGTGGTCTGGTTTGTCAGGTTCTTTGTGCTTTTGTCTTTTACGACAGCTTCAAGCAGCTTCTTTTCGCGCTCAGCGTCTGCCTCAGATATTTCGAGAGGAGCGCCAAGTTCAGCTTTTAGTTCAGCCGTGTTACCGGCAACCGCCAGTTCTTCTAACAGGGTAGGGACAGTGTCGTCCGAAGTGTCATACGGAACGGGCTTGTCTTTTGTAGGTTCGATCTTTGTCGTTGGCATTGTCTGTACGGCGGTTTGTGGCCTCAGTTGCGGTGATCCTAACAGAGTATTTGTAAGAAACAAAATATATCAAGGAAACGGGACTCTAACTTTTTAGGTAGGGGGGTACTTCTATATATGGAGTGCATGCCAACCGGGCGTAGAAAAGAAGGGGGGTGGGGGTATGTTTTAGACAGTGTCTAAAGAAGGGGTAAGGCTTTGTCAAAATTGCTCATCTAATGTGCATATTATTATTACTACGTAGCTGCTATGTAACTAATGCTGCCAGCGGGGGGTAGGGGGGCGGCATATCGCGCCCAAATCAACTAAAAACCCCCACCCCAGAGCAGAATCGTACTTCTGTACCACAATTAGAGATAATGGAATCGTTCCATAGGGGAACACAACTAAAAGAGGTAACCAAGAACGTTATGCAATTATTTGTATTCGTTATTTCATGGGTGTCAGGCATCTGCCTGATGGGTTCAGGTCTACTGGTGGCGTGGGCATCACACACCGTAACAGCTACGTCATTCACCGGTCCAGTGCTTGGTGGGTTACTAGCAATCATCGGGTTCGTACTTGTGATGCTAGGCATCAACGCATACGAGCAATGGCAAGCCAAACGAAAGCTACGCGATCTGCGTAGCTGGGGAGGTCGGTCATGAAGACGCTCAAGACACAGATCGATCTATTCGACGATGGCATCATCAAGTTGGCATCACAAATGGCTGTCCGATACTTCCATGTGTTCATGGAGTTAAAGACAATGTGGGATCAAGCACCGCAGGTATGTGACGACGATCACAAGAAGCAAATGCATCGTGCAGACATTCAGTTCCAAGAATACTCACGGATGTCTGGATGTGATCCCTTCCAACTACTGAAGCACGCGGCGAAGAACAACTTGCTACCAAGCGATGATGTATTCGCCTACTTGTACATGTACAAGTATTCAGACTGAGTCAATCGGCTCCCCTTCGGGGGAGCCATTGATGATAGTTATACGTACTGCGCCGAGCCGCCGCCGCGTCTAGGGGTCGGACTAACATTTGTTAGTCTGATGGAGCGGAATCGTATTTATGTATCACAATTAGAGACAATACACACATCGAAGCAATCCCGCTTCGGTGTTCCATAAAAGAGGTAATCACTCATGGAAAATCAAACTAAAGTCGTTGCCGACTCAAAGGCTACTAGCGTCCCTTCAATGAACACTGTTATTGCGGAGCTTGAAGGCTTCGCTTCCAAAGCGGTAGATTTTGACACCGCCGCCGAATCAGTGTCGGTAACCTTGCTCGAATACTTTGGTTATCAGTTCAACACTGAAAAGACGAAGGTTCTGGAAGCGTCAAAGAAAGATGCTTACCCATGGTTCAATCAAGTAGGGGACGCTATCCAGAAAGCGACCGACGACAATGGCAAAGATCTTCGTAAGTTCCGCGACACTTTATATCTAGCGTTGCATGTGCAAGCGAAGGCGAAGGCTAAAGCGATCAACCCGTCCATCACTGATGAAGCCTTGAAGAAGGTTAAATACACGAACCCTTCAAACCGGTTCGACCAAATCAAAAGTGTGGCCAAAGGGATTGTCGAAGGTTCCCGCCGACTAGGTAAGCGCGGTGCTGACCGCACTGTAACTGAACTTGCATTGCGGGATTGTCACCCTGCATGGGCGCGGCTTGCAAAGCTCGAAGAACTCACTGACCGCGAAATGAAGATCATGAAAGCACTTGACGCTGTTATCCGCGCATGTGGACACGATCCTCAGAAGGTTGATCTGAAAGCTCTAGGCTTGAAGAAGTAACCACAAGGCGACCCTTCGGGGTCGCTTTTTTTTGGCCAAAAATTTTGATGATAGTTATCTCCTCTGCGTTGAGCTGTTGATGATAGTTAGACGTTCTGCGCCGAGCCCCCTGCGCCCGCCATCGGTCAGACTAACTTTTGTTAGTCCGATGAGCAGAATCGTATTTATGTACCACAAATAGAGATAATGGACTCGTCCAATCAAGGACATAACTAAACAGGAGTTTCCAAAGTGGAAAACTTAAATGATGTTGTGGCTAACACAAAAAAGCCAACTGCCAAGGCAGTACAGGATGCACTCGTTGCTAACGCAGAGATTGCAGTTTCATCAACTCTTTCAGATGAGGACACCGCGAAAATCCTTAATCTGTTCTACGGTTGCAAGGACAAGGCATCTGGCTTCAAGTGGTATGAAGTCAAAAATGCCAAGGACTCAACCAAGGAAAAGGAAAAGGAATTGTGGGTTAAATTCCAGAATCCTTACTACAAGGCATTGCGGACTGCGTTCAAAACCAAGACCGGCAAGGACTTGTCTAATCCTTCCACTTACTGGCTTAGGATTAAGAACGCAGGCAAGGGGCTCGTTGAGGGCACTCGCAAACTTGGCAAGGGCGCGGACAAGACGCCAGAGGATAGGCTGTTAATTGCAACGTATCCGCGTTGGGCAGAGTATGCTCGTCTTGAGGAGCCTACCCACCGTCAGGCAGAGATCCAGGATCTCTTGTCTCAACTGATCTTCAAGATCGGACACGATCCACAAAAAGTGGATCTGGTTAAACTGGGGCTCAAGAAGTCCTAACCACACGGGCAGACCTTCAGGTCTGCCTTTTTTTCGCCCGTCATCTACGATGACAGTTACATCCTCTGCGTTGAGCCATGCACCTAGTGTGATAGTTACACGACCTGCGTTGAGCCACTGAAGCTGCGGTGACCCATCGGACTAACATTTGTTAGGCTAACCCTAAAAATACAACTTTGTACCACATTGTAGTATTGTTGTAAAACCACTTTTGTATTGTTATACGCTAAGTTATTGATTTTTAAGTAAAGTATGCTTTGTTGTATTGTTGCGTTTTAAAAACGCTATTTATAGAGATTCCAAAGAGTGCCCTCATGCAGATGCAAATCGCAAGAATCTGTCTAGAGGAAACTTATTTATTTAAAAATAAAACAATACAACAATACACCCATTTTCACCCCTCAACACCGCGTCGTTACTCGGTTTTGCATTGTTGTATTTTTTTACAACATTAAGACCGTTTTTACAACTTTACAACAATACCCATTATTTTGTAATACATAAAAACTTGACTTTTATGTAACTTTGTGGTACAATATAAAAATGGGGCGAGATGTGTATGTACTCAGCACCCCATCTGCCTAACAAATGTTAGTCAGACCATTAACAATACGAGGTAACTAATATGTCTATGTCACGTGACGCGCAACGCCTGTTGCGTCAGAAAGCATGGTTCGATAAGAACGGCAACGAACACTCACGCCTAATGGCGCAGTACATCTTCATGCAAATGCAGTTGTTGACTGAACACCCACCACAGCGTGGCTCTTACCGCTTCTATGCAAACAACAACCCGATGCATCGTGCTATCAAAGCGCATCTTGGTTTCGATGTTGTTGATCCCGCGTGGATGAACAGAGTCACTGATGAAATCGCAGACTCTAGTGCAAAGCACATTAACTGAGGAGCCTAACAAATGTTAGTCAGATGTGTTGAGTGTGACGAACCGATCACACCAGTTAAGCGTGCAGAGCTTGGCTACACCATGTGTTTATCATGCGGCGATAAGCAGGCTCGGGCTACCGTTCGTACAGTAGCTCCAATGCACAAGAGCAACTACATGTTGTTCACCAATCTCGATGACCTGAAAGGCATCAACAATAAAGGAGGCTTTCACCGTGAGTGAAATAAAGAAAATGAAGATATTAAAGAATGAAAAAGTTCCAACTCGCGGTTGGAGCAAGATTGAAAAGATAATTGATGGTATGGATTTCGATGATTGTGCGGAGTTTGATACCGAGCAAGAGGCGCAAGCCTTTTACTCAGCGGCCAAGCGATTGGTTTACCGCAAAAACAGCGAGTTTGACGTAGTGAAGAGACGCAAACGTGTATGGAAAGTAGCGAAGGAGTCAAACGATGAGGCATAAATTGGAGAACATGGGACAGCTTGTCTACAACAAAGAGACAGCAGAGGGCGAGATCAACATACCTGAGATTCAATATGACCAAGTGGGGTTAGACATACTCCACGATTGGATCTCTGACTTGCAAGCGTTATACGACGAGATCAATGAGGAGGTTCGTGGTGAACTACGAAGATGAGTACGACGAGTACGACGAGACTAGCGGGGGTATTGATTTACGCACGCAGTTAGATTGCGCCTTGCGGATAATGACGAAAGCACAAGTGGATAACTGGCATACGCAGTTAGAAGTGATTCAACTGCAATGTGAGTTGACCGATGCGAGGCGGGCTATCCAAAGTCGTGAGTATGCGATAGAGCAACTGCAACAGCAGTTAGACACAGCGCAGACATTGTTGCGAGGAGAAACAAGTGAGTGATCTAAACGAGCAAGCGGAAGCAGTCCGCAGACTGAACGATGAGCAACTTGGCGATTTGTTTGAGGTGCTTCATTGGGTGGCGTATTGCCCTGATATTGAGTACATGGTTCCGCCATATATCGGGCGCAAAGCGCTGAATTTACTTAGAGACAAACAACAGGAGATAGAGAGTAATGCACAAGTCAAAACCAAGTAAGCACAACCTAGTGCTTGATCGCCAGAAGGCGAAGGAGTTCATGCGTAAGCGTGAAGAATTGAAACAGAAGCGACTAACAAATGTTAGGGAGACCGACAATGGCAAAAATGTGGATAGCACCAGACGGGAGATGGAGTAGAGCTATGTTCAAGTGTAATGCGTTTCCTCTGTTAGATACCTATATGAAGGCTCTAACACACGAGGAGCAAGTCGTGCCTATCCGAGGCACAAACCAGAAGCCAATACATATGCGCTCGCGCAAGTATATGCAGATCGCGGTGTTGCCCAACGAAGACGTTGTGTATTTCGATGGTTGGGGCACGAAAGGTGAGCCAGTCAATGACAATGACTACATTGTTAAGTGGAAGCCGAATGGTGAGATCCACATCAACGCGCCCATGTACAACTGCGTGTACGAGCAACTGACTAGCCTGTTAGGTGTAAAGTTCTTCCGAGCTACGAACCTGTTGTGGGTATATATGGATGACGCACTACCGCTACGTCGCTATACGGGAGGCACGCCTACGATACTGAAGTGGAAGGATGACCGCCTTGTGTATACGAACCCGCCAGAGGTAACGCAAAAAGCGATTAACCGAGGTGTCGCCAAGGCGGTGCGTGCAAAGTACAAGAGCATCTATGACTACTTGCGTGGCATGACCAAGGTGCGCGATAGCGTGTACGAGTACAGCGAGTTTATTGATGCGTTCGATTTTAAAGCTGATGAACAGTATAGGCAGTTTAATAACAATGCGTATTTCACACTGCACCGCCTGATGCCGAAGATCTCGCTATATGTATCGTTGCCAAAGCAAGACGACATCGTGGAGTTGATCGGTATGGCTAACGAAGGAGACCTAACTGCATCGCATAAGCTGTGGCTGATATGTGCGTGGAGTAATGGTGGCCATAGAAGTTGGCACAGCGAGAATGTGGTGTGTGCGCCTAACCAAGTAATCAAAGCGTTCGATGACTTTATCTTACGCATACATAGAGAGGAGGTTTTCTACGATAAAGAAGTGCCTATGGGCAAATTACCAAGCACAGCGAATGAAAAGTTCTTCCGCTGAAAACTTGACACAAGACTATAATTGTGGTACAATATACACACTGGCGCGGAATGAAGCATTTAGCCAGTGGGGTCGCACTAACATTTGTTAGTCAGACCATTAACAACTATTACATTAGAGGTAACTAAAAATGTCTATTAACTTTGGAACTACCGTTTCTTTGAAGCAAGCGGCTAACCTTATCACTAACTCACCAGAGCTAAGATACTTCTTGCAGGGTGAACCTGGGATCGGTAAGTCGTCCATCATGAAGCTGATCGGTAACAGCAAGCCCGATCACATCAAGTCCTACATGGACTGCTCACAGCTTGACCTTGGTGACATTGCGATGCCATACGTGGACAAGGAGCAGGGCATTACGACTTACTACCCTAACGGTAGATTTGGTATGCACACACAAGAGCCAGTGCTGATGATGCTTGACGAGTTCACCAAAGCGGCTGAGCCAGTTAAGAATATGTTGCATCCGCTGCTAGAGTCGTCTAACCCGCGCCTTGGAGATATTCCAGTACACCCAGAGTCGATCATATTCCTCACGGGTAACCTGAGTACGGACGGTGTTGGCGATGTTCTCAAAGCGCATACCCGCAATCGTATTATTCCGCTAAACGTAAGGAAGCCTAGCTCCGATGAGTGGCTAGAGTGGGCGGTGAACAACGACATTGAACCAATCGTCATGTCGTGGGTGCATCAGTTCCCCCATGCGCTAGCGTCATACACTGAGGAAGGACAAGCCGAGAACCCGTACATCTTCAACCCGAAGAAAGTACAGACCGCGTTTGTATCGCCTCGATCCTTGGAGCGAGCCTCGCACATACTGAAGCAACGCGAACATCTGGACGCTGAGTCGCTTATAGCTGCTCTAACAGGTGCTATTGGCGAAGCCGGTGCGCGTGATATGCAAGCCTATGTCGAGTATCAGGATCAGCTACCAACGTGGGACTCGATCATCAAGTCGCCTGAGTCGGCCACTGTACCTGACAGCGTAGGTGCTTGTGCCGTGCTTGTGTTTGGTGCGATCACCAAGGTGGATAAAAACAATATGCCTATGTTCATGAAGTACCTAGAGCGTTTCGCTTCTGAGTGGCAAGCGTGCTTTGCAATCAACATTGCGAAGAATCCACAGAAACAATCGGTTGCATTTAGTTCATCAGCGTTTGCTGACTGGGTGCAGAAGAACGAGGACTTACTATGAGAGACGAAGAAGTAGTTGAGTTGGCGTTCGACATACTAGAGGACGCAGAACTAATGCAGGAGTTTGACGACACTGTGTGGATCAGTGTTGACAAGACTCTGTGGGAACAATTCACAACAGGTGGGACTAACAAATGTTAGACAGATCTAAGATTGAACGACGGGTGAAGAAAGCCAAGATCACCCTTATGCGTAAGCCAGAATTTGCAATGTGGTCTGGCATCATGATGGTAGGCAAGACCGAAGTGCGTGATGACTTCCCAACTGCCGCGACCAACGGGCGTGACGAGATATACGGCACAGAGTTTGTGGACTCTCTCAATGACAAGGAACTTATGTTCGTTGTGCTACACGAGAACCTACACAAAGCGTTCCGTCATCTCTACATCTGGCGCAAGTTGCACGAAGAAAATTCACGGCTGGCAAATATGGCTTGTGACTACGTGATTAACCTGATCCTGCATGACGCTGATCCATCGGAGCAGACGATTGCTATGCCTCGCAAGGACGGTGAGATATACGGGTTGTTGGATACACGGTTCCGGCACATGAACACTAAACAAGTGTTCGACCTACTGAAGCAGGAGCAAGAAGAAGGTAAGGGACAGTCCGGAGACAGCGAAGGCGAGTCCGGTGGCTTTGACGAGCATGACTGGGACGGAGCGCAGGAACTCGATGCTGAACAGCAGGAGCAACTAGCGAAGGAAGTCGATCAGGCATTACGTCAGGGTCAGATGGCCGCCCAAAAGATAGCGGGCAAGGGCGCGGGCAATATGCCACGCGAGCTAGGAGACTTACTTGCACCCAAAGTCGATTGGCGCGAAGTGCTACGGGAGTTTGTGAACTCTGTGTGTAGTGCGAAAGACGCAAGCAGTTGGCGACGAGTCAACCGTAGGTTCGTTGGTCAGCACATCTATCTACCCTCACTGATCGGTGAGAAGGTGGGTCACGTTGTGGTTGGCATCGACACATCGGGTTCGATACAGCAAGACGAGATCACGCGGTTCTTATCCGAGGTTAAGTCTATTGTAGAAGATGTACACCCCGACAAGCTCGACCTGATCTACTGGGATCACGAGGTTGCGAGCCATGAGGTGTATGACTCAGCCACTATGGGTACGTTGCTAGACTCAACCAAGCCTAGAGGCGGGGGAGGAACATCGCCTACCTGTGTGATGGAGTATCTCAAGCAGGAGAACATCAAGCCCGAGTGCATCATCATGCTAACTGATGGCTACATCTACGACTGGGGTAACGAGTGGGACTCGCCTACATTGTGGGTGATTACGTCCGATCATACATCGCCTGTGGGTAAGTCAGTACAGATAACGGAGGAAGCGGCATGAGGTTTCTATTCGAGATTGGCTACAAGTCATATGTACTTGATGCCGACCAAGCGCAGATTATCTGGGACACGATACGTGACGCGGAGATACATGAGGAGAAGCACGATGGATACGGAGATGATCGTACAACTACGTACCACGTGTACTCTCAAGATCTGTTGGGCGAACCTGTTCATATGAAGATGCTGACGGATCGTCAGTACAACATGGCTAAGTTAGCCGGTAAACCAAAGAAGTAGGACTAACATTTGTTAGTCCGACCTACAACAATAGAGGTAACTAAAGATGAGTATTACAGCAAGAGCATTACTTGTAGAGCATAGCATTTCAGTTTGGACTGCTAACAAACTGGACAAACACGCTACTGACGTAGTGATAACGCAGAATTGTGCGGCAGACAAAGCCGCCCAAGTTCGCAAGAACCTGATGGCAGGGTCAAGCCAACGGAAAGACATAGCCGATTTCGCGGCAGGTTGTCGCTTGTGGCACAACGTTAAAACGTTGCCGTGGGCAAACAGTGGCGCACGTATGCTACCGACCTCGATGTTCCTAGACTACAAGCAGGAGCTTAACGACCGTAAAGCGAAGTTCGACAGTATGGTGTCGCAGTTCCTAATTGACTACCCACAACTGGTGCAGATCAGTCAGAACTACTTGGGTTCGCTGTTCAACGCAGATGACTACCCGAGCGTGGAGGAGGTAGCTGATAAGTTCGCTTACAGATACGTCATTAGCCCTGTGCCTGACTCCGGTCACTTTGTGCTTGACGTAGCAAGTGAGGAGATGAACGAGCTACGCGAGCAATACGAGAAGGACTTCAACACACGGGTGAACGATGCGATGAAGGACGCATGGACACGGCTACACAAGACGCTCACGGGTATGAGCGAGAAGCTGACCGATGCACCGGACGAGAAGAAACGCAGGTTCCACGATACGTTTATCACCAACGCGCAGGAGATGTGCGGTCTGCTCAGTCACTTGAACGTGAACAACGACCCAGACTTGGAGTCAGCTAGACGCCAACTGGAAGTGGCTCTAATGGCTACTGACGTAGATGTAATCAAGGCTTCCGAGTACGCCCGGGGTGAGCTTAAATCGAAGGTAGATAACGTACTAGGACAATTTGAGTGGTGAGTAATATGTCAGATATGCAAGATACACAATTCATGCGCCCGAATATGTTCGTACGAACGGGTAGCATAGACATAGATAAAGTAGAGATGCCTACGTTCTGGGAGCCAGTAATCGTCTGGCTTGCAGACAAGTTTCCAAAGTGGAAGTTTGTGGGTTCTCACTTAACCCAATCGGAAGCATCGCGCGTGAAGGAGCGAGAGGAGTGGAAGTGGTATCCGCGTAGGTGGACTGTGTACCTAGACGGTGAGGAGCTAGGCACAATCGGCATGGACTACTACGGCCACAAGAAGTGTTACGCGATCAGCAATGACCGCATCGGAAACAAACGTGAGCGTGGTTGGGCTGATAAGACTACCAAGATCGAGCAAGCCAAGAAGATCATTATGAAGAACTTCAGGCCGAAGGATCTGAAAGAGCTAACGACTGAGTGCGTAAACACAGTGCGTCGCAACGTAACATCCAATGTGTATGCGTCAGCTAGCACTTACTCAAGGCTACTACAACGACTAGCGCAGTACCTTGCTGCTGACTTGGAAAGTAACTTGGATACATATATGCAAATAGCCAGAAGAGCCGGTTATACCGAGGAGCAAGAGTTCAAAGAGGCTATTGAAACAAGCAAGATTCACAGGAGCATGGACAAATGCACGCAAGAAAACAAAGGGGCGGTTGTTCTGATTCATGGGGACACGTATGCCGTACAAACCGACGACGGCCAGTTCTACACGTACGAAAATGCTACACTACCCGACTTGCTAAAACGCAGGGTCGGTATGTTGAAGCTATTGGACAACGAGCAAACGCTAATTAACGTCGGCTACCGTGAGAACGAAAACCAATACTATGTCAGCTTGGAGGAAGATAATGGAGCAACCTAAACGCACAAGGGGGAAGCAGAAAGCGCCTACGCTTGTACACGTAAATCTGCGAGTCCCTCAAGAAGTTTTGGACTACTATAAACAGTGGCCGAGCTATACCAAAATGATGCGAACCGTACTTACGAATTACGCTGAATCGCAAAAGTAATATGAAGCCCCGCTAGTCGGGGCTTTTTTACGCCTGTACGACAAAGGGGTAGGACTAACAAATGTTAGTCTGATCCCCCAGAAAAAATGTTTGACATTGCCAAAAATGACAGTTACCGTTGGCCTATGGCTACACCTGAGAAGAAAGTAAAAGATAAGATCGTTAAGGTTCTCAAAGACCAAGGCGTGTACTACTTCTTCCCCGCTACGCACGGGTACGGACGTAGTGGTGTGCCTGATATAATATGCTGTTGCAACGGTGTCTTTATTGGCATCGAGTGCAAGGCAGGAGTCAACAAGCCAACTGCGCTACAAGAAAAAGAGATGCGAGATATACGCAACGCGGGCGGCATAACAAAAGTCATCAACGAAGATAATATCGTTGAGGTATTAGAGGTAATAACTTATGCACAAGAGTATGGAAATTCTCATGGCTCGTATGGAGAGCCATCCTGAAGAGTTTGATCTGACGTTTAGAGCTACTCAGCTTAATCCAGAGAAACGTTGGGATTTCGTTGTCAAGCCTTTGATGGAACGCGCTGAAGCAATGGTGCGTGGCGAGCCATCATTCATGCTTGGCTTCCTGTCCGACGACGAATTGTCCCAAGTATTCCAAAAGCTAATGCTAGTTCAAGGTGATGTAACCACACAGCGTATCATGAACGAGCTACTGCGTGATGAAGACCGTCCGGTTGCTAAGGGTGGGTTGAAGTTTGGCGGTAATCGATGACAGTTCCGACCCCTCGCTTTTTACCTCAAATTCACATCGGGTCGCACTGAGCTTATGGACATTTACACAATAGATTTTGAGACGTATTACGCAAAAGACTACGGACTCAACAAATTTACAACAGAAGAGTACATACGTGACCCTCGCTTTGAGGTTATCGGTGTAGCTGTAAAGAAGAACGACGAAGAAACCCAGTGGTTCAGTGGAACCAAAGTGCAAACACAGCGGTGGCTAGATCAGTTCCCGTGGGAAGATAACATCGCTCTTGCACACAATGGGATGTTCGACTTTGCGATTATGGCGTGGCATTTCGACATTCACCCAAAGAAGTTAGCGGATACGCTGTGCATGGCACGTGCGCTCCACACTATCGAGGTAGGTGGAAGTCTGGCCGCATTGACCCAGTATTATGGGTTAGGCAAGAAAGGTACCGAAGTAGTTAACGCGCTTGGACTCAAACGTTTGGACTTTCCGAAGGCACAGTTAGAAGCGTATTCTGGTTACTGTATTAACGATGTGGACTTAACATATGCGCTTTTTGAAATCCTTATTACAAGGTTTCCTGTTAGCGAGCTTAATCTTGTTGATCTTACTTTACGTATGTTTACTAAGCCTTGCATTGAGCTAAACAAATACATACTCGGTGAACACTTACAACACGTAAAGGAAAACAAAGAACGGCTGATGAGCCTGATTACTCAAAGCCGTGAGGAGTTGATGAGCAATGAGAAGTTCGCTAATGCACTACGGATTGCAGGAGTTGAACCTCCGACAAAGATTAGCCCTACGACGGGAAAAGAAACGTACGCATTTGCAAAGGCCGACGAAGACTTTAAGGCGTTGTTGGAGCATGAGAACGAAGCCGTCCAAGCCCTCGTTAGTGCTAGACTTGGCGTCAAATCCACGATTGAAGAAACACGTACTCAGCGCTTTATTGAGATTGCGAGTCGCGGCACGCTACCCATCCCGCTACGCTATTATGCGGCACACACTGGAAGGTGGGGCGGGGATGATAAAGTTAACCTCCAAAATCTGCCACGCACATCCGCAATCAAACAGGCAATGGAAGCTCCGGTCGGTTACAAGATTATCGACTCGGACTCTTCTCAAATCGAAGCGAGGACACTCGCATGGCTAGCAGAGCAAGACGATCTCGTAGACGCTTTCGACAAGGGCGAAGACGTATACAAGATTATGGCTTCCGCTATCTACGGCAAACATATAGACGAGATCACGAAGGACGAGCGTTTTGTCGGCAAGACAACAATCCTTGGTGCAGGGTATGGCATGGGTGCGTTCAAGTTCAGGACGCAATTAAAAACCTTTGGCGTAGATTTACCACAAGAAGAATGTGATCGGATTATTAGAGTATATCGAGAGACATACCCGCAGATTCCTTTGCTCTGGCGTGCCGCAGGCGATGCGCTAAAGGCTATTGAGCAAGGTGCAACGTCCCCGCTAGGGAGGGGGTTAGCTTTAACCGTGGAGGGAAAACACGGTATCCGCCTCCCTAACGGGTTCTATATCAAGTATCCAAATTTACGACGCCAAGTCAACGAAGAAGGCCGCGATGAGTTGGTCTACGACACTAAGAAAGGACGAACCACTGTACCCAACCGTATATACGGTGGAAAAGTTGTGGAAAACGTTTGCCAAGCACTAGCAAGAATCGTGATCGGTGAGCAGATGTTGCGTATAGCTAAGAAGTACCAAGTCGTCATGACGGTACATGACGCTGTTTGCTGTGTAGTACCCGAAGATGAAGCAGATACGGCTCGTGAATACGTAGAGCTGTGTATGCGGTTACGGCCTGAGTGGGCACCAGAACTCCCGTTGGACTGCGAGTCAGGTGTCGGTGATTCATATGGAGACTGTAAATGAACCTAAATAACCCGTACTGGAGGAACCACAATACGCGAAAGATCGACCCTGAAGATGTGCTGTTGATACAAGAACTGTACAGAGAAGGACTAGGATCGCAAGAGATCGCGGACAAATTTGAAGTTTCCAGAACTCATGTCTGGAGAATCGTAAATAAAAAAGCATGGGGGCACCTAAATGTCACTGACTGAAGAAGACAAAGAACTAATAAGAGCTTTATGCCAAGAAAAAGCTGAAGGCAAAACAGATCTTACATATAGAGAAATAGGTATTAAGTTTGAACTGAAACCCCACGAAGTGCTCGAAATATGGACGGGCATGAAGTGGGATACAAGTCAGAGGCATATTTATTATGGGTAAATTACCACCAGTTGAGCGTGATCCAATCATGCCGAACGGAATAACTATAGAGTGCGCGGCTAAGTGGCACCTTTTTCTAGCGGAAGAATACGAGATGCTAGACGAAAGCGACAAAGCCAAAGCGCACCGTCAAAGGGGCGAAAGCCTAAACGCAATGCCGATGAAGGGATCTGTATCTGATGCAGAACTGGAGACGGAAATAGCAATATGGACTGCAAAAAGAGGTAAGTCTAATGAAAGCAAATAAGCGAAACAAAGTAATCAAGTACATAAGCAAACACCCAAACGCTAAGCCAGCTAGTGTAGCTAATGCCGTAGGTACTACCTACGGGTATGCATACAAAGTTATGCGCTCAGTTTTGGACGCGGTAGAGGATTCTGTTGCTACTAAACCTAATACTTTAGTAGTAGAGAAATCGCTTACCTCATACAAAGGTACTCAAAGCTCATCAGATGGTAGTTCGGCTGACTATTATGTATTGCCAAATGGCGCAAAAGAATTGCAAGATCTGATTTCGCACAAGAATATGAACGCACAAATTGGCGAGATATTCCGGTCGTGCTATCGCTACGGTGAAGTGGCGCACAGCAAGATGCTACGAGATGCGAAGAAAATTAAGTTCTATGCGGAAGCTGAGATTAAGCGTCTGGAGAGACTGAATGAAGGTAAAGATTGAGATCGACTGCACTCCGCATGAGTTCCAAGAGCTGTTTGTCCCCGGTGATAGACAGCAGGAGTTCGTAGAGACCACGTACAATGCGTACGTGGATGCTCTGCAAAAGATGATGTGGAATCAGATCGACCCGCATAATTTTATAAAGACAAAGGATGACAAATGACAACGTGGTCTTACAGCAGTCTCAAGACATTTGAGCAGTGCCCAAAGAAGTATTTCCATCTGAAGGTGGTGAAAGATGTCAAAGACTCAGGCAGTGAGGCTACGATATACGGTCAAGAAGTGCATAAAGTGGCGGAAGAATACATCAGAGATGGTGTAGAAATACCGAACAAATTCAAGTTCTTACAAGGAACTCTTGAGGCTCTTAACAAGATCGAAGGTGAACGTCATTGCGAAATGAAGCTAGGACTGGCTTTGACCGATGACGATTACCGCCCTTGCGGGTTCTTTGATAAGGAAGTTTGGTGGCGGGGTATCGCTGACCTTGTGATTATTAAAGGAGATATAGCGTACTCTGTTGACTACAAGACCAGTAAAAATGCGAAGTACGCGGATACTAAACAGTTGGATATTGTAGCCGCCGCGCTTTTTGTGCATTTCCCACAGGTGCAGAAGATTAAATCAGGTCTAGCGTTTGTGGTTAGTAATGAATTTATTAAGAAGGATCATCACCGAGAAAAACGTGACGAATATTTTGCATCGTTTAATCCGCTTCTGGGTAGGTTAGAAGGTGCAATGGATAACGACGTTTGGAACGCGGTAACTGGTCCTTTGTGTAGGTTCTGTCCGGTTGTAACGTGTGAGCACAATAGCAAGAGGTAACGAGAAATGAATGGACACACTTTAATAGCTGAAGAACTAGAAGTTAAAGATGCTACGTTTGAGTATTCTAACGACGACGTGATGGCTCTAGAGTTAGCCGTACAGTTTGGACCGGATAAGGATAAAAGTACCAAATCCACAGTATCTTTTTGCACTGGTAATATCAGCGGCTACCCCATGAAGATAGTAGTACAGCCAACGTGGGGAGGAGACTACGCGCCCACAAGACCAATAGAGGTAGATGCGGTATCCATACAGTTTACAGGTTCATACGAAAGGGACATTTTAATTGCCGCTTTGCAAAAAATAGGTTTGATGACTATCCCAACCTACGGCAAAATACAGAATGGACCTTTTGAACCCCACGAGGAGTAAGTCCCCATGCCGTACGTAAACAAGAAGCGCCCATACAAGAAAGAGTATGAGCAGTATCAAGGGTCAGAAGAACAGAAGAAAAACCGCGCCAAGCGCAATGCCGCTAGACGCGAGTTAGAAAAACAAGGTCGCGTCAAAAAGGGCGACGGTAAAGATGTAGACCACAAGAAACCTATTTCAAAGGGCGGGTCTAACACTAAAGGTAACCTGCGAGTAAAGAGCGCATCGGCAAACCGTTCGTTCTCTCGCAACAGCGATAGGTCAGTTAAAAAGAATGGAAGTCGTAGAAAATAAAGTCTTAACCCTGCTAACACGTAATCCGCAGGCAATTACAGACGCAATTACAAAGAGCGCGATCCTAGAGGAACAAGAAGACGGTATATACAAAGTAGCAGTGAACTGGGGGCTGGATGAAATGCAGACTCTTGCTTCTCTGCCTTTTAAAACACCGCCGTCTACTATTAAACGCGACTACCAGTGGACAGGCAAGTTCACGCCGTTCGACCATCAAAAAGAAACAGCTTCATTCTTATCACTACATAAGAAGGCTTTCTGCTTCAACGAGCAGGGTACAGGTAAGACAGCATCAGTAATCTGGGCGGCTGACTACCTAATGAAGCAAGGGCGCATAAAGCGCGTGCTAGTGCTATGCCCGTTATCTATTATGAAGTCAGCATGGCAACAAGATCTGTTTAAATTTGCCATGCACCGTAGCTGTTCTGTTGCTTATGGTGACAAACGTGCCCGCAAGAAAATTATTGAAGCTGGCGCTGAGTTCGTAGTGATTAACTTTGATGGCCTCGGAGTAGTAAAAGAAACCATTATGGCTGGCGGCTTTGACATGGTTGTGGTTGATGAAGCTAGCGCCTATAAGAACCCGCAAACTAATCGTTGGAAGGTATTACGCGATGTGATGCTTAAAACTGAATGGCTGTGGATGCTCACAGGCACACCAGCCGCGCAGTCACCTTTAGACGCATATGGTCTAGCTAAGCTAATAAATCCTGTCCATTGCCCTAAGTTTTACGGGCAGTTCCGGGACGCTGTGATGTTTAAAGTGACTCAATTTAAGTGGGTGCCAAAGCCAAAGTCTCAAGACTATATACACAGACTGCTACAGCCCGCTATCCGGTTTGAGAAGGATCAATGTTTAGACCTACCTGAAGTTACGCACGTAGAGCGAGAAGCCCCGTTAACCACTCAACAGAAGAAGTATTACTTAGACCTCAAGAAAGAAATGATGATGGAGGCCGACGGGGAACAAGTAACCGCGTTCAATGCGGCGACTAAAATAAACAAACTACTGCAAATATCTGGCGGCTGTGTGTATACCGATACCCGTGAAGTTATTGAGTTTGATGTGTCTAATAGGCTAAATGTAATCGAGGAAGTTATCAATGAGTCGTCACACAAGGTGCTTGTCTTCGTTCCCTTTACGCACACAATTGAGTTACTACGCGCTCATCTTGAGAATAAAAATCATTCATGCGCTGTTATTAACGGCAAAGTTTCTGTCAACAAACGGAGCGATATTGTTAAAGATTTTCAAGAACAGCCCACGCCTCGTGTTCTTATTATCCAACCGCAAGCCGCGTCGCATGGACTCACTCTGACTGCGGCAAACACAATCATCTGGTATGCACCAGTGACCAGTGTTGAGACTTATTTGCAAGCCAATGCGCGTATCAACCGTCCCGGACAGAAGAACGCGATGACAATCGTGCACATACAGGGCAGTGAAGTAGAAGACAAACTGTACAACATGCTTAGAAACAACATCAGCAACCACGAGAAGATCATTGATTTATACCGTCAAGAATTAAGTTCTTGACAAAGTCAAAAACAACACTATAGTTGTTAATGGAGTCAACCAAAGAGGTAATAACTATGGCAACACCAGCCGATAAATTAGTGCCTGTGTACATTAAGATCCGCGATTCTATTCGTGAGAAAGAAGACAAGCACAAGCTAGAGATAGCTACGCTCAAAGAGCAATTGGAAGCTGTGGCTCAAGCCTTACTAGAAATATGTGAGGAGAATGGGCAGGATGGCTTCCGCACACCCGAAGGCACAGTCACTCGTAGAGTTACGTCACGGTATTGGACGAGTGACTGGGAGGCTATGTACAAGACAATTAAGGAACACGATGCTCCTTTTTTGCTTGAACAAAGAATCCACAACGGCAACATGAAGCAATTTCTCGAAGAACACCCAGATGTTCACCCAACGGGGTTGCAAGCTGACCGCAAATATACCGTGCAAGTACGTAAACCAACTTCTAAGTGAGGTACACAATGAGCAATCAAGTCTCAATTTTTGAAAACAATACTGGCGTAACAGTATCAACTCCACGTAAGGGTGCATTGGGCGATGTGTTCGCTCCAGCCCCTACAGTCCCTAATACTCGTCGTATACAGGCGCGTAACAATGGTGACTTTGTTCGGTATATTAACGGGCAACAAGCTGGGGATTCTGTGCGCGACGCGCTAAATGTAATCATCGTAGGGGCGCTTAAAGAAATATCCCGTGAATACTACAGCTCAGCTTTCGATCCGGATAGTCCATCACTACCAGATTGTTGGGCTAATCAAGGTGATTCCCCAGAAGATGGCTGTAGTAACCCGCAAGCAAGCTCCTGCGCCTCCTGCCCTCAAAATATAAAAGGCTCAGGCGGCGGTGAGCGTCGTGCATGTAAGTTCCAACGCCGGATTGCTGTGATGGTTGAGGGTGACCCCAAAGGCACTGTGTATCAACTAAAAATCCCCGGTGGTTCTTTGTTCGGCAAGGGCACTGGTAACACACACCCGTTTGAGAGCTACACTAAGTTTCTTGCTGGTAACGGAGAATCTCCAGACACAGTTGTAACGCAGATACTGCACGACCCTAACAATACGGGGCAGACCTACGTGCTAAAGTTTAAGCCGATCCGTCAGGTATCGGATGAAGAGTACGAGCTAGTCCTTGCGGCACAGAAGAACCCCGATACAGAAATGTATACGAAAATCACTACAGCGCAGACAGATCAAGTCACTGCTTTGCCGCCTAGTGCTCCGGAACAGTCCGCATTTGTTGAAGAGCCAGAGGAAGAGCCAGTAGTAGAAGAAGCGAAGCCAGCTAAGCGTCAGGCTAAAAAAGCTGAACCTAAACCAGAAAACAGCAAACTCGCTGATGTATTGAGTACATGGGGCGATGAAGGCTAATGAGCTATGGCTACAGCAATAGGCTTATCGAGCTGAATAAAAAAGCTGATGGCAACTCGCTGGGCGTACAACTGGGGCGGCTCTGCATCGAACGCGATGTACCCGTCTCGGACGTAGCAGTCCATCTAGGTGTAACACGGCAAACTGTATACAACTGGTTCTGTGGGGCTAACGCTCCACGTGCCAAGTTACTACAGATAAAAGAAATAATAAGCTCACTAGCCGCTGACAAATAAAATTACACAGCAAGGGATTTAGGGATGACATTCGACCTACTACGCTCAGTGCAGCCTGAAGAAGGCTGGTTCTGCGCTTTCGGTATAAAGGGGAGTAGCATTGTACAAAAACTTGTACAAACCCGCGAAGAGCTAGACGAAATATCAGAACAGTTTGTGGCTGATAAATATAATGCTTTCTTTGCGGTAGCTAAGTTTCAAACAGACGTAGACCGGAAAAAAGATAATGTACGGGCTTTAAAAGCCTTCTGGTTGGACATTGATTGTGGTCCTACCAAGGCAGAGGTTAACAAGAAAACAGGCCGCCCTGACGGCTATATAGATCAAGATGCTGGGCTAGCGGCGTTAGAAGAGTTTCGTGAGTTAGTTGGACTTCCTGAACCTATACTCGTTAACTCTGGCCGTGGTATCCACGTTTATTGGGCACTGACTGAAGAAGTAACCAGAGAGCAGTGGGAGCCAGTCGCACACCGCCTACGTGAGCTGTGCTTTACGCATGAGCTATATGTAGACTCTGCGGTGTTTGAAGTTGCGCGTGTACTTAGGGTGCCCGGTACGTATAACTTTAAAGATGATCCAGCTAAGCCAGTATCTGTAATTCAAGAAGCTAATGCTATAGATTTCAATGAGTTACGAGACATACTTGGTGTAGAAGATAAAGTTGAGACCGCACCAAAACGTGAGTTAACTGCGCTAGGCCAGCAGTTTGCGGATTCAGCAACTAACAGCTTCAAAAAGATTTTAGAGCGTAGCGCTAAAGGCAACGGGTGCCCGCAGATACTAGCCTGTTACGAAGAACAGCAAACGCTAGCGGAACCTAGATGGTTCAATGCGTTATCAATAGCTAAGTTCTGCAAGGACTCGTCCAAAGCGATACACGTACTGTCTTCTGAATACCCCGGTTACAACTATAATGAAGTAGAACACAAGATACAGCACATAGTTGGGCCACATACTTGCGAAAAGTTTGAAGCGAATAACCCCGGTGGGTGCGACGATTGTCCGTTCAAAGGCCAGATTAAAAGTCCTATCGTGCTTGGCCGTGAGATAGAACGTGCCTCCGAAGCGGACAGTATAATTTCTTATGAAGAAGACGGTGTAGCGGAAGTATACAAAATACCAGAATACCCGTTTCCATTTTTCCGTGGTAAAGGCGGCGGTATATGGCATCAGTCTGATAGCGATGAAGTCGAGCCTACTCTGGTGTACGAGCACGACTTGTATCTGCTCAAACGTATGAAAGACCCTGTTAAGAAAGATGTCGCCGTGTTTAAACTGCACACTCCGCATGACGGTATCATTGAATTTATTATTCCAAATTACCAACTAACAGAACCTAGAGAAGTCAGAAAGCTATTGGCGGAACAAGGCGTACTGTGCGGGAACACTAAAAAAAGTGAGTTACTGAGTTGGTACATCATTGCATCTGTACGCGAGATGCAAACACGAGAGAAGGCGGAGAAGATGAGATTACAGTTTGGATGGGCTGATAATGACAGCAAATTTATTATTGGGGATAGGGAGATAACTCCAGACGGTGTGTTTCACACGCCTCCGTCTCCGTCAATGGAATCGTTTGTGGAGAATATGCAGAAGGCCGGTTCATTTGACAAATGGAAAGAGATCTTTGCGATATACAGTCGAAAAGGACTAGAGCCGCAAGCGTTCGCCACACTTAGTGCTTTCGGTGCGCCGATTTTCAAATACACAGGCCAGCAAGGGGCTTTGATTAGCTTAGTAGCAGAAGGCTCTGGCGATGGTAAATCTACAGTGTTGTACATGCAGAACAGCGTATGGGGGCACCCAAGGGCTTTAACTGCGCTCAAAGAAGACACAATGAACGCCAAGTTTATGCGCTTAGGTATCCATAACAATCTACCTGTAACGATGGACGAAATGACTGAGTGTGCTCCGCAAGAAGTGTCGCACCTAGCTTATGGTGTATCACAAGGTAAAGGTAAGGAGCGTATGAAGCAGTCAGGTAACGAGCTACGTAAGAACCTGACCAGTTGGTGTACTTTGGTAACGACTTCTGCAAATAGCTCTTTCTACGAATCTCTTGCGTCTGTTAAGAACCGCCCGGAAGCGGAAATGATGCGGATCATAGAATATAAGATACCGACCGACGAAGAGATCAAGAACGACGTAGCTTTGAAGTTTATGTTTGATACAGATCTACTAGAAAACTACGGTCACGCTGGCGACATATACGCCGAATACCTTGTGAATAACTTAGAAGAAGTAAAAGAAGCTGTTCGGTCAATCCAAATGCGTGCGGATAGGCAGTTTAAAATTACACAGAAGGAACGTTTTTGGTCCGCGATCATCGCAGCAAACATAACAGGCGGCATAATTGCTAGGCGGTTAGGGCTTATCAACTGGGATATACAACGTATATATCAGTGGTGCGGTTCAGTAATGCTTCCAGAACTACGTGAGGATGTACGCACACCAGTTGACGACAGCGTAGCGACCGTTGGTGATTTTATTAACCGGCATATGCAAAACATTTTGGTAGTGAATGATGAGGTGGATTCTCGTTCCAACATGCCGACCCTGCCTCTCATGGAGCCTAGAGGCAATCTTCTTATACGGTACGAGCCTGACACCAAATTGATGTACATATCTGCTAAGGCGTTCAAAGAGGACTGTGTTAAGTACCGCTTGAACTACAAAGGCGTCCTTAAAGACCTTACTAAAAAGGGCATACTGAAAGATACGATATACAAGCGTATGTCTAAAGGCATGAAAGTATCTTCTCCGGCTACGCGAGCAATGCTACTAGATTGCGATAATAGCGAGTTCTTAGATGTAGAGAGCATGTTTGAGGAGTCGGTAAATGCTGGTGGAGAAAGTTAGCTACGATGTTAACTGGCGTAATTTTAAACGAGGGTATTCGTTTTTTATACCCTGTTTAGACCCAAAGTCGGCACGAGATGAAATAAAAGCGGTCACTAACCGCTTTAAATACAAGATTTTAACAAAAGTCGTTATCGAAGAAGGAGTTAGGGGTTTACGTGTGTGGCGGCTTTAGTATACAGTTTACTCACGAAACTTGAGGCAGTGTTCACTGTTGCTTTTTCGTGGTTACCTCTAAGGGTTGACTCCCTAAGCTGTGCCCCGCCTTGTGCGGGGTTTTTTTAATAGAACGAATAGTCCATACGACTCATGTTAATGGCGTCCCGCATTATTGGACTAATAGATACCCCATCAAACATTTCTGCAGAAGCCTTAATATGCTGCTTCATTGATTTATCTAAGGTCTCCCCATCTATCGCTGCGTATGGATGCCGGTCGTTGTAGTCTAGTATTTCGTCTATAGCATCTGACATAGCGTCTAGATCCCCCGCACGAGCCGCGATGTAATACTTACGTAACAGCTTAGTACGTGTTGTGGTAACGGCTTTTTCTATGCGCTTATCCCGCAAATTACGTTCTTGCCGCGCTGTGTATTCAGCAGGTGGGAAGCCAAGAAGCTGAGCAGCTAGTTCACCGTGCGTCATGTCAGCATAAATGGGGTCGCCCCGACGAGTATATATACCGTCATCTTTTTGGTAACGCCCTATGGGCATAGCTTTGTAAGCATTTGATATAGCAGCGGGTAGCATATTTTCTATACCGCGTTCGATATTGCCCTCTTGGAGATCAGCCACCCCACGTGCGAACCGCTTACCCACACTTAGAGCAGGGCCACCCAGATAGAACAATAAATTTTCTTCTGGAGACGCATTAGTGTTGTATCTATTCTCTTGGATAACAAGTCCTGTTAGCCGTACGCGACTAGCTACATCAAGCCCAGTAAGTTCGTTTAGTGGGCCTTTGAAATAAAATTCACCTATAGCTTTACGCACTACGGTGTCAAAATCATCTTCGTCTTCGTCAGCAAATGTGTTGTACGCAAGTGCTATGGCTCCGTATATAGGGATACCGTATACCCCTGCAAACAAAGCTGCCGATCCATGCAAACCTACCAATTGCTTAAACGCCACGTTACGTTTTCGTTTAGTTTCCGCATCGGAACCCGGATACATGCCTTTCAGTAGGTCGCGTAAGGCCATAAACATCGTGGTATACATACGCACGCCGAAGCCTTTGTACATACCCGCTACACGCCCCACGTTTTGATTTGTATAACGCATGCCGGTTTCGATGACAGTTCCACCGTTAACCATTTGAGTTTTTTCGATAGCTTCTTCAATAGCTCGTTTTTTCACTACAGAGTCAGCCAGTTTACGATCTGCGGGACGAGCGTCGTTTAATTTCTTCTGGCGTTCAATAGCCATTTGATAAATAGCCATCAGCGTAACTTGACGGTTAAATCTTTCGCCGTGGTTGAACATAAACGCACTGAGTCCGGTAATCGTATCCAGTAGGTTCTTCTGCTCCCCCAGTGCTATAACGTCTGCTATGTAAGTCTGGTTTAACAAACCACGCCCGGAGGCTTCTTGAACTACAGGCGCTAGTTCCTCTAACAGCGCTCTCTGCCTAGCATCGGTTACAGTATCCATTACTGCAAAGTTACCTTGCTCATCTAGGGTGTAGTAGCTTTCTATATTGTTTTTGAACACCCCTACTTGGTTCATAGCCTTACGTATAGCACCATATGCATTAGTGTATCCGTAGTCTGCCCCCAGATAAGGGAATGCAAACAACGGCACTTGTGACATATTCACCAAATAAGAAGACACGTTAAACCCGATAGTGAATAAGAAAGCGGACTGGTTAAGAGTCTTAGCTATTTCTTCTGCGCCCTTAAATCTTGCGCCTTCTCTAGCAAAGTTAATACGATCATTAAGCTCTCGGGTTACAACCCGTATAGAATCGTGATACTTTCTTTGCGCTCTTCTAGGGTTACGTGACCCCGCTATTTCGATCATGCGCTGCATATACTCTACGGTAAGATTATTAGCCCGAGCTATGTCGTACAACGTAGAATTAGGGTTTCTTTCTATTAAGGCTTGCACTTGTTGATAAGTAGGTAGCGCAAAATTGTTTATAGTATTTTGATAAGCATTTAGCTCTTTAACCGCTTGCATACGCACGACTTGGCGCCCGAACTCAAAGGCGCGATTTTTAAGCGCTAGCAGTGAATTTGCTTCATAACCTAGTGTTCCCTTACGTTTTTGTAAGGACCGCGCAATAGCTGTTTGCGGTAGAGCATTTACAAATGTACGCAATACCTGTTCGCGCAAAGCTCTACCAGCCTCACCGCTGGTCTCTGGGTTGTTATTTAACGCTGTAAGCAAGGCGTTAACAAAAGAAGATGGTGGGGACTCTTTAGCTACTTGCTCCATAGACCCAGAATCATCGGTACTAAAGGACTCGTTAATCACCGTTGGGTCGTTTGAAAGCTCTAATATAGCTCGTTCACGTTGTTTGTCAGTTTCAAAAAACCTTACAACATAGGGTTCCACACCTCTTTCGACTGAATTAGGGTCTAGATTGTAGGAAAGCATGAACTTACCTACACGTTCTAATGGAAAGTAAACTTCTAACGTGTCTTGCTCGGCTAGTAACCTACTTATGAGCGTCTGCCGTACGCTAGCATCTTGGTCACCGGGCATTATGTCTTTGAAAGTGGCTTGTATTATTTCCAACATTGATTTGCGTTGGTCAGAATAAAACTTGCGTAACCGGTTAAACATCTGTTGTCCGTTTACACCGCCTTTACCTACATCTCTGCCTATTTGATTCCATACTCGTTGCAAGTCATCCCATACATCGCCTAAATCTGTTACGTCATCCTTTGCCAGTTTCCCAGCATATTCAGACCTAGGTTTATTGGGGTCTATTTGGAAGATAGTTGCGCCAAATTCGCTGCTGTAAACAACAGCGTTAAATCTAGCTTCCGCCTGTGGGCCTACAGAATCAAACCACTCAGCAAGATTATCTACTTCGTCCTGAACTGCTTGATCTGATTTAACAAGCCTAGCGCGTTGAGTTTCAATGGAGCGCTGTACTTTAAACCCGGTCCTACCCATACCAAGCGCTTCGTATATTTGACTAACTGTAAGTAAATCAGCGGCACCAAGTAGTGTGCGTTGAGCAAACAGTCTAAAAGGCGAGCCCAAGAAACTAAGTATTTTATCAAGTAAGGACGCACGGTCTTTCTCAGATGCTTTCCTGCGCTGGTTAATCGCCATGTGTTTAAAGATTTTTTTAACGCCACCACGATCACTGTTTAAGTACGCTGGAGCACCGCTTGCAGAATACGGAGCGGGGTCAATTATTGAGTCAATTAAGGTGTCTATTTCCGCTACTGTGGCTTCTGATCCTTTAGGTTCCAGCCCCATAACTCTACGTAATAGATTACGTATAGCTCGTATTATTTCTCTAGCCGCAGAAACCCGCTGTCCTTTAGCTGTAAGTCGCGCTACTTCTTTTCTAAACTCAACGTTGGATTTGAACTCAGCCACAAACTCTTCTAAAGATTGTGCGCCATAAGCGGTGCTTAGACGGTTTTTCAAGCTGTCATATATAGTCCGTAGCCGCTTAACATGAATACTACCGGGCTTATTACGTATGGTGTCTAAGGTAATAGCATGGCCCATCTCATGCATGATTGCATGAGCGGTAACACCCTCATCTGGGTTAATGCTAATAGTATTGGTGGTAGGATCAAATTTACCCGGTACAGGCTTGCCTTTAGCGTCAACTAGCCCCGGAGTTAATTGTATTTTTGTAGTCCCTACATTCTCCATAAATTTACGGATTGTGCGGGCAAGCATTTTATTTGGTGTGCTTTGTTGCAACAAATCTAACGTAAGCCTTAGATCTCCAGCTTTCAATGCTTGATACACGCTTGGGGGCACAAGCGCCTCAGATGCCATCAAAGCGTTGTATTCCAAATACACTTCAATTCCGTTGTCTGCTAATACGTCTTCAATAGCTTCAAAGTCATCATCAATAGGGCCAAACGTATCTCTAGCCTCTTTAATTAGCTGGTCCGTTTGTTCATCGGAAAACGCAGCTACGTCAATTTCGCCATCTCTCTTCTGTTGCTCTAGCTCTTTTATGACATCTTCTTCTTTTATTAAATCAATCTCTGAGGCTTCTACACGCTCGGCTCGGCTTAGAGGTTGGCCGTCTTTAGCCTCTACTTTTTTATACCGCCCCAGTGCACGTTGCTCTCTTATTACGTCTCGTATTTCATCAGTCTCAAAAGCGCGGGTAATAGCTAAGTCGCCGCCGTATATAGTAACCACATCAGCAAAAGAAGGCTCCCCTGCTAGCTTAACGGTGTCGTTAAGCACGATAGCTACAGCCAAATCATTGAGTCCTTCCAAGAAGCCACCACGAGCTAGCTGGCTAGTAAGCAAGTTTTTACGTTCGTTCTTGCTAGCTACTGGAGTTTTAGCGCCTAGTTGCTTACGTAAGTTTTCAGTTTCTTTATTAAGCTCAACTACTCCTTCTGCTGCTAGCCTAGCGTCTTCTATACGACGCTGTTCCACATGATCTACAGCTTCTGCTGCTGCGTTAGGCTTAATAAACGCATCAGGGTCCATATTCATGTTGTTGTAAGCAGCGAGAATAGTTAGGCGGCTGCGACGCCATGCCGCTAAACGCTCAGAAAGTAGGTTCCTAACTTCTTTACTTCCGTATTGGCGTAAATACTTAGCAGCGGCGAGTGCTGTGGGCCGATGGTATAGCCCTCTGTTAATTTCTCGCGCTTCAAAATACTGTTCACTTTCGCCTAATTCTCTACGCGCTTGATCCTGTAATTTTTGAGATATTTTACCTTCAGGTTTTCCAAGGTGCTCCCTTACCTGCGCTAAGCTAATTGTTGGTTGGGCTACCTGATCGGTGTATACGGGAGCAGGAGCTTTACCTTCTTCATATTTTACTTTCTTACTTAACGGATAAACTATGTCGTATGCGATGTAGTTAATTACATCTTCAGGACGATCTGACTTAGACGCATAGATACGCAGAGCATTGTAAGGATTTAACTTAGCATCGTTAGCGTCTGGGTAACCGCCGTTTCTTGCGTTGTCTATTACTTCTGTGTCTGCTTCTGATAGGGCATCGGGGACTACATTTGCGTTTTCTAGCTGTTCAGATTTATCTTTGCCTAACGCTTTTTGTTCGGCGCGTAGCCGATTCGCTATTTCGTTAGTACGTTTTAAGCTAGCGCCGCTTTGAGAAAGCCTTTCTTGTTGCCCTTCTCTAGCTTCAGTTTGTAAAACATCTAAATCTTGCGTAGCGTTATCAAGCGCAACTTTTTCTGCGGACTCTTGTAAATAGCTAGCCGCTTCACTATCTAGTTGTTCAGGAGTAAGGCTGGGTTGTAGTCTTTGTATTAAACGTCTGGCTTCTCTGGCAGCGGTGTTGTATTTACTCGCCGCCACTTGTTTTTTCTGACGAGCGTAGCTAACAAGCCCCTCAATGTTGGCTATACGTTGATTTTCCGGAGTAGTCTCTTCTTCCGGCGCTAGACCTAATGCGGCTTTTTCCGCGTTTGGGTCAGTAGTGTCTTTAAACTTAATTTTAGACGCTTTAGCTTTTTCTTCTGCTTGCAGTTCTTTAAACTCAGGACTGTTAACAACGTCATCCAGCTCGCCTTCCCGCGCTAGATTATCAACCACATTCTGTTCTAGCAGTGCCTGCGCTTCTTCAACAGTTTGGCCAGTTTCTTCTGCATATTCAGCAAGTTTTTTAGGATCGTTTAGCAGTTCGCGGCGTTTGTCTTGCTCTTCTTTTACACTCTGCTGCTCAGCTAACACTCCACGAGCAGTTTGAGTACGAGTCGTTTCTACCGTAGTCTCACCTTCTGGCGTAGTCCGCTCAATTGTAGTTTCAGTAGTTTTTGGTTGCTCTCGCTGTGCTTCAGCGTCTTGTTCCTGTTGTGAACGCTCTTGCTCAAGCAACGCTTCTAAATCGGAAACCCTCGCTGCTTCTTCCGCTGTCTTTTCTGCTGTTATTTTTTTCTCAGCTTCTTTTGTTCGCACTCTCGCTTCTTCTACGCCCGCGATAGCGTTGTCAAGTTTTGCCTTTAACTCAGGCTGCGCTTCAGCTACCTGTAGCTCCGCTTCTTCAGGAGACAAATTTTGGTCAACAACTAACTCACTTATGCGAGCGTTATACTCTGCTTGGGTAGCATCTAGTAAAGCATCCGCACTATCCGCGTCTTGTTTAGCGGCTCCCACTTCTGCATCGGCCACGGTGGACTCAGGGCGGAGTTTTGCAAGCATTTCTTCTGCTGTCGTTTGCCCCGCTGGCGGTGCCTCTGGTTCAGCTTCAGTTGTGGTAGCTCCTTCAGGGCGAAGTCTAGCTAGTAGCTCTTCTGCCGCAACCTCTCCGGGGCCACGATCATCAACTACAGGAGCTGGTTCTGCAGGTGGTGTGGATGGCGGGGGTGTAGTAGGAGTTTCGGGGCCACGAGGTATACCGGCTATACCACCAAGCGGCGCGGCAGCGAAACCTTCCATAGAGGCTTGAGCCGCTACACCTGCACCTAAATCAACATCAAACCCTTCACGTTGCAATGCAAGATTCTGTGCAAATTTTTCTTGCCCAGCCTGAATAGATTCAGGAATTGCTTCTGCGACCGTGCCTTTTGCTAGGCGTGCTGCTATGTTACCGGACAGTTTTTTTACTAAAATTCTTTCGAGCGGCCCTACTGCGGCACCTGCGCCAAGGAGCGTACCCAAAAGAATTTGGTCTATGTTTTCGCCACCATAAGCCTGTGCTTGTTCTGCTGCGGCGGCAGCGCGTTCAGGGTCCACCCCTTCTTTTAATAACTCACTTTCTACAGCGTCATACACGCCACCTTTTACAATACCTGCTCCAGTTACAGCACCGAGCCCAACAAGCGCGGGTGTCCCTAGTAAGCTAGTTGCAATAAAAGGTATGGCGCTACCGCCAGCTTGCGAAATAATTCCACTAGGATCTGCGGCTACCGCTTGTAAACCCGCGATAAGCTCTTCTTTAATCCCTTTACCTTCTGCATCCGCGATGATCTGTGCGGCGCGTTCGGCGTCAGCTTGCCCTTCGGCGGATAGTAAAGCGGCTAAATGCTTATCCGCTCGCTTCATAAATTTAGATGCGTCGCTACTAGCACCACCAAATGCGTCAATAGCTGCGTCAACTATGGTTAAAGTTCCCCGCTGAACTCCTATACCAATATCCGCTAATGATTCACCAAAAGAAGCATCGGACTCTTGTACCCGTCTAAATTCATCCTGCGCGGCTTTAGTTCTTGCTTCAGCAGCGGCTAGGTTTTCCTGCATCTGCTGATCTATGGGATCTACAGAATCAGTTGCGGGCGCAGACAATTGTTGATTAAGTAAAGCAGCTAACTGAGCATCAGTAGCACCTTCGGGGCCTTCTACATCAAACTTACGTCCGTCTTTTAACGCTAATTCGTAGATTGGCATACGTTCTCCCTATGCCTACTTAACTCGTGAGCTTGCTATGTCGCCCGGAGCAACAGTATTTGGTAATAACTGCCTCTGTATTCCAGCGAGTTCATTTTCTCGTTGTCTCAATAATCTATTTAGCCCCGACGTTCTTCTCTCAATTTCTTCATCTAGTTTTGCTTTCAGCGCTTGGTACTCCGCAACTACTTTGTCACTCGCGTCAGGAGCACTGGCTTGCATTTCTAATTTTGGTAGTTTCAAAAATTGTTGTGAATTTCTTACGTCATCGGCAACGTCGTTAATATCAGTTTGTATTTTTCTTATACCCTCTAGACTGCTTGATCGCGTAGAGCTGAGTCTAGTAAGTAGATTAGCTTCAGCCTGTCCTTCCGCAATGGCTTGAGTAGCAGCGGCCTTTTTCATACCAACACGTTCTGTAACATCAGCGCTATACAAACTCGCTGCAACTGAATTGGCATTAGTAGCCAACTGAGTCGCGGTTTGACGTATAGAGTTAGCACGTTGCCCGTACACTTGAGCAAGAAGCCTATCTGTAGCTGCCTTCTCTTTAGCATCCATTTGCTCAAGGCTAAGACCGAGCTGTAAGAGTTCACGATCTTCTTTCTTAGCGGCTGTAATTGAATCTGCGTATTGCTTAGTAGCTGGAAGTGCGGCTTTACCAAGCGCTTGCAACGCTGTTTGTCCGCCACCTTGGCCGAGCATGCCAAGCCCCGCTTGCAATAACGCCATGCTAAACGCTTCTTTCTTAGCTGACTTGAAGCGTGCGTCACGGTCCTTAACCAATGCTTCCATTTCTTTACGGAACTCGCCCTTGGCCGCGGGCTTCATAATTTCTTCAATCTTCTTATTAAAGTCGCCGTCAGCCTCTGTAAGTAAAGAATCAAATTTGTCGGTAATTGCTTTGCTTTGTTCTTGAATAGCGGTAAGCGCCGCAGACGCTGCTGTAGGATCAGTGGCTTCAACCTTCGGAGCATTAACTTTCTCAACCACCTCCTGAACATTATTTATTTGATCTGAAACTGATTCTGATCCTGATTCAGTCTGTGCAGCGGCTCTCAATTCCGCTTCTTTCTTCTCTAGTTCCGCTACTTTTGCTAGAGCCTCATCGCCTTTAAGCATTGTGCCTTCTTTAGGTACAAACGTGCTTTCCGCTTCCGCTGCTTTAGCTGCTTGTTCAGCTTCAAATTTAGCTCTAACGTCGTCACGGGTAGGCATCCGATCAGTATCTTGGTCTTGGAATCTACGACCTTTTAACCAATCTGGTATAAGACCTACATTAGCTCGTCTTTCAGACATCCGCATTACGTTGTCTTGCATTTCTTGTTGAGCAGCAGTTAGCGGTACAGCATCCACCCCAAAATCTCTAGCCTCTTGCGTGCTTGCTAGCCCCGCTGGAGCCTCTGTTTGTTTAGGAGTCATTGCACGAGTTTTTCCTAGGATAGCTTCTGCACGAGCGATGGTGCCCTCATCCCCTAACCCAAATGAACCTATACCTGCAGGTACATTAGAAGCTATCTTTTTGCCCTGTTCCACCGCGCCTAGAAGCCCAGCATCGTCCGTGCTAGAAACTTGACGCTGTAGCCTTTTAGCGTCCTGTGTGTCCGCCCGCATGTTATTAAGGTATGCATCGAATCCGGGAAGGGTAAATCCAGAAGATTCTTCGACTGGAGCAGTATCCACAGGATTAGCGGCAGCGATACGTGCTTGCCTTGCTGCCTCTCCGGGAACTGCCGCTGGCTCAGCGTTTTTGAGTTGGTCAAACAGGTTCGTTTCAGTAAGAGGCGCTGCGCCGGTGAAGCTAGCGTCTTGGTTTAGACGAGAGTCAGTTACAGCCTGTCCGCCGGGGCTAGTCACGGCGCCCATTTTTTTAATGTTTTCTATCTGAGCGTTAATCTCAGCCCGTTCTTGAGCACTGCCAGCAGCCATATATGCTTGCCCAAGCTGAGCTAGTAGCTGTTCTTTACTTAGTACGGCTCCTTTGCTAAAGCTAACAATACCACCCGGTGCATAATTACCTTCAACGTAGTCAATAGAATTAACACCGCCGCCCATAGCCATACGAGGCATCTGTTGTGGCATGCCCATCTGAGGTGGACGCTGAGCCATCTGCTGCGCCTGTGGCGTAGCCGCCATACCCTGTGGTGGCATCTGTGGCTGTGGGTTCATAACCTGTTCAGCGACGGTAGGCTGTTGAGCTTGCTCTTGCGCCGCTGCGTTACGCATGCGGTCGATAAACATACCTGCCATAACTGCTTCAGTAGGAGCAATTAACCCCTGTGCTGCAGCTTGTTGAATTTTCTTCTTGTTACCACCGTACTTCTTGGCGATTTCTTCAGGAGCTGTGATGCTATATGCGTTCATCTCTTATCGTCCCAAGTTATACAGACCAAGAGCAGACAGTCCGAGACCACCTACCTGCTGTAGCATTGATGGAGGCTGGGCATACGCAGTCTGCGTAGAACCCATTTGTACTGGCAAGCCACGAAGAATCGAGCTGTAGAAGCCAAGCTGTTCTTGCGGATAATCACGCTGGCGTAAGAAGTCAGAATACGACATATCCATACGCTGTTGGTCAAGCGCACGTTGCTCACCGGCAGACGCAGCCTGTGCCTGCAACCGTTGTAGGTTTGCGGCCTGTTCTTGTGTACCTAATTGACCAAGCTGGGCGCCCATTTGGCCGACTTGCCCTAAACCCTGCAGTCCAGTCTGGATGCCCTGTAATCCCAGTTGCGAACCAAACTGTTGTGCCTGTTGGGCTGCTTCAAAACCTTTTTGAGAGCCAGCCGCTTGGATATTAGCAAGTTGTGACCCTAGATTACGTTCTCTTTCGGTCTGTGCCAAGAGTTGTCTTGCACCGCCGTACGTTCCTTGTCTAGCCGCCCCTAGGCTCGCACCTAGTTGTTGCTTCTGTGCATCACGAATAGCAGATTGCTTTTGTACGTCTACAACATTCTGCATATAAGGAGACATATAAGACTGGATCTGACTTGGATCGGTAGCCATCTGAGCGTACTGCTGACCAGCGCCCATAGCCTGTGCGCCCGCGCCTAACGAACCTAGCCCTGCGGCTGTCGTCATCTGATTAGCGCCTTGGAACTGCCCCGGAGTCTGCATACCAGCAACTTCGCCCTGTACGGCTTGCTGTTCTGGTGTGAACCCAGCAATACGCTGACCTTGGTATGGCGTGTAATCCCTGTAGGATTCAGCCTGAGTCCGTTGCAAAAGATTCTCAAAATACGGACGAGCGTATTCCGGCAGGTTAGTCTGCGTTACTGTTTGGCTGCTTGGTTGTGAAGGTCCGCTACCCTTACCCATATTTCCGCTCCTCGACCTGTACGTCTACAGGTAGTTCGTAAGTCTGCCATAGCGGTTTGTAGCCATCAGACTTGAATACTTTACTCCATCCTACCCTTCCGGTGGATTCTATTCCGTCACAGTCGTTGTCTTTTGACCAACGCTGCAATAATTCTAACATTGGTCCTTGCCAAGTATTAACTTCAACGCCACCGCAAAACTGCATACATAACATACGCTTACGAGGGTAATCGCTAAAATTTGTAACAACTGCACCTTTTATACCTTCTTCAGTAAACGCAATCCACAATGTGTAATCATAGTCGGTGATTAAGTCCAAAATGTCGCTAACTTCGTAGCGTCCATAAGTGTAATCAGCCGCACCCTGCATATACTCTGTAACGTCCGGCCAAACCTGTTTGACGTATTCAGCCGGTACAGCAGATACTTGCATTAAGCCACCAGTTGTTTCAGCCCTGTGCTCTGCCCGCGTCCATTCTTCTTACGCGACTTTCGAGCTTGTTCCATAAGTGCATATAGTTTTTTCTCGCCAACCTTGAGCGATCCACCACCGTACATTGCTACAGCATCTGGCGGCATATAAACCTCATCACGGGCAACCATTGCTGGCTGCATACCGTCAATATTCGCTGGGATAGAGTCGCTAGTGCCGTCACCCGGTCCCATAATAGGCTGTCCACCGATCCGTGCAAACCGCTCCATGCCCGCATTTGAGCTACCGTTACCGACTTCAGACACAGTGTGTGCATCGACAACAAAGCCGTTATTGTGCATGTCTACTTCGCCACCTTCTGCATAATAACCATCAGCGCGTAGTTGTGGGCCGATCTGTGGGTGGTTTAAAAAGTGATTTATTATAGAACTTTGATGTTGTTGCCCTGTTAAATTAGTACCGGCAAACCCTGTACCACGCCCAATCTTACCTTGCGCTTGTAGATCAGCGAGGCTTTGTGTTTTATACCCCGGTAACCCACTTACACCTTGCGTTTGCATTTGCCCTTGTACTGGCTGGGTAGACGGTACGTTAGCCATAGGCTGGAAGCCATAATCAAACTCGGCGTCTCGCCCTGCTACATAACTCGTTGGCGCTATCTTAGCCCCACCACCTTCTGCAAAACTATATAGGTCTGGATTCTGCTGGTAGTCCCGCATGCGCTCTGGATCAGTCGCTATTTCTACTGGGATACCTGCAAAGCGCGGTGCATCTGGGCCGTACGTATTCTCTGGGAGTGGCGTACTAGAAGCCATAGGCTCAAAACCCGGTGATGGGTTTACAACGTCAAAATACTGGAACTCAGAAGAATCAGTAGGATCACGTTCAGGGCCGGGGTAACGCACCTTGCGCTCTGTAGGCTTATACGGACCGTCGTAGTTGTATTCATATTCTTCTACTTCAGGCATTGGTGCTGGTTGACTTAGTGGTCCCGCCAATGCGGCTCCGGCTGTTGTAGCCAAACCTGTACCACCACCAAGTTGGGCCATTGCTGCGTTACGCGCCGCTTCTTGTGTAGCTGCCGTACCCGAAGTGCCAAGGATATTACTTATACCAGATCCTGCTTGAGCTAAATTACCCATAGCTGTTGTTGGAGCAGCGTAAGTAGCTGCGCTAATCGGAGTAGCTAAACCACTAGCTGCTGAACTAGACCCCGCTTGCATTGCGGTTTGAAGCGCGGAAGGGGCCGCTTGAGTTGCTACTGGACTAAACGCTGAACTAGCCCCTGTTGTTAAACTGCTTTGAAGTGGTGTTGTAGCCAAGCTAGGAGTTTGAGTAGCTGCAGATTGTAATGCGGTCTGCCTACCCGCTTCTGATGCGGCCATCGTACCCGCTTGATTACCTGCGGCATACGCTGCTGAACCTAGTCCTGCGCCACCGTATGCACCAAGACCAGCCATTAGACCTTTACCAAGATCACCAGTACGCACACCTTCTACGCCGCCAACAATCAGGCCAGCAGTCAGTGGATTGATCGCGCCACCTGAGAATATAGTGAGACCAGCACCAATCAACGTAGGTAATAAGGATTTGAGGAAGCCAGCTTCAGGTAGACCCGTTTCTGGGTTTGTGGATAAGCTACCGCCGTAGGCCATCGCCAACTGCTGTAGTCCTTTGACCTCACCGGGGGTCATGTGGACAAGCATTGTGTCGTCGCCGCGTCCCTTACTTCGGACTGCTTCTGCTGCGTATTCTAGGCTCATAGCTTAATTATCCTCATTTACGGCGGTGTTGCAATGGTAAACCCACGTGTGCTAGAGACGAAGTTTACCGCCATTACGGCTGATGCAATACCCGGATAGGGCGCAGATGCTGCTGTAGAGTCAAATTTTAAGTCTAAATTATCAGCGGCATAACGTATTTTTATGTAACTACCAGCAGCTAAGTCGATGTTAAAGTTCCAGTTTACTTCCTCATACGCGCTGTTTGAGCTGATTGTGTAGGCATGCGCTGAGAACCCAATATCTGTACCATCACGGTTAATCCATATCTGCATAGTCTTAGCGTTAGAACTTGCACTAAATAGCTGTGCGGACAACTGGAAGTTGTAGATGCCAGTACGAGTCGCATAGATTTCTTTACTGTTAGTCAGCGTTAGCTCGTTCTCAAAATACACATTGTTGTAAGTCAGGTCATACGCTGTGTCTACGACAACAGGGGCTTGGTCTTGAGTGCTGTAATACAAAGCGGATGGGACAGTCAGCTCATCACCACGGCCTTTGAAATATTCAGCCTGTAACGGGGTCTGTGAGTCTAGCTGGTTGAAGTAGACCTCAAGCACACGGATCAACTGGCGTTGTGTTTCCGCATCGTACTCTATGGTAGGGTTCGGCAGTGGTGCCGCCCTAAACTTCTCCATCGCCATTAGCGTTTGCCATCCGTTCTTGCATCTAAGCGTGGAGAGCCAAGCTGCCACTGAACTCCGGCTGTGTCTGACTCCACCCTTAGCGCCATCTGCCTAGCACGGGCGCGAATAAATACTTGGTCGGTGTATGTGCCTACAGAAGTTCTAACAATACGGCGTCTATCTGCGCTATCTGAAGACAGTGCGCCGCCCGGGAAGTTACGAGTCTTGATCTCCATGTCAATCTCAGGAGTCAGGGAAGTGGACTCAATAAACTCTATGTCAGGAATAATACGGCGTGTAAGCGCGAAAGACTCGCCATCGCCAAGATCAAAGTCGGAAGACTCAATAAACGATGTCATTGGCCCAGTATCATCCTCGATGCCATTCTCATGGTCGTAGAGGTAACCAACAGAATCAGTGCGGCTAGAACCAGCAGCGATTGGGAACTCACGGTTAGGTGCATCCAGCCAAGCGGTACGCTCAATAGTGCCGAAATACCAGATCCTATCGAGGTAGTTATAAATGACGTAGCGGTCATTCCAGTTATTACCACTACTTTCGCTTGGGTAGAACCACCAGACTTCGCTCCATTCCTCGTTAGTACCACACACAATCTGGTCAGCTTGAGTAAAGTCGATGTCAGAAAATACGTAATTACGTACGGAACAAGGCAGGGTGTCTACACGACCGGTGTATACATAGAACTTATCTCGGCCCATCCAGAACGTTGCGTTTGCCGCAGTAGCCACAGCACGTGGACTAGCGATGGAAATACCGTCAGCGTATTCCTGCAAACCAAACACATCAGTTGTTCCTAAGAACTGCAATGCATACAGGTGTGTGTCAGTCCAAACCAAGACTTCCTGACGAGTTGGTAACGCCCGTACAATCTTCGACCCACGTGATACACGGATAAAGCCAGCAGAATTAGTAACTTGTGGCTCCCACTGCCCCGGTGCATCCTGACTAGCCCAGCGGATAAGTAGCGGATCAAAGTCAGCCGCAGATGTAGAGCCATAAGGAACAGCGCCAAACGCTAGTAAATGCTTGTCCTGCTGAGACACAAGCAACTGTCCGACCTTAACCGGCACATCGTTAGCGTCATATCCATCCGCAGTAGCTACAGACTGTAGTGTTACAGCCCGCGCACTTAACGCAGTGTCAGGCACAGAAATAGTGCCCCGCGCCCAGTAATAGGGTTTGCCGTTACGGATATTCAGAATGAGGTCATTATCAAAGTTGTCAAAGAACCAATCACGTTGCGGTAAGTTTACAGGTTCAAACGTAGCGGGGGCACCAAGGCCCCAACTGCCCGTTCCCCACGTGACCACTCCCCAGCCATAGCCTAGAGTAGTGTCAGGGTTACCGACTTCTACTTGGAACTCTGCGGTGATACCTGTTCCGCCCCCGGCGGCTACAGTAGATGTAGCTGCTGTAGTAACACTAATAATAAAGCTATTAGCATCAACATATTGCACCACATGCTCTGCATTGAGTTCGTCAGCAGGTACACCTCCGACAGCAGTAGAACCAGAAAAAGTAACGTAGTCGCCATCGCTAGCCCCATGACCAGTGATAGTTACCGTTACATCTGTAGAAGTATTTGTAGTCGCAAAACAGTTATCGGTGTCCGTAGATGTAAACGTAGCCCGTAAAGGAGTGATGTCGTACAAGTTACCACCAGCTTCAATATAGACTTTTTTATGCGTACCTATAGCTAGTAAGTTATCCGAGTACGAAGTAATCCAGTTGAGCAGACTACGTGCTACTCCTAAGTAAGACTCAGATGTTGCCTTGATCCAGCCACCAATTTTCTCTGGAAAGCCCGCTCGAAAGCGTATCTTGTCACAGTCATACCACCCACCTTCGTTCGTGTAGTTAGCCTGATCGCGGTTAATACCCGGTTTGAACTGTAACTTGATAAGAGGCATCTGAGTATTCCTTATGCAACGTTCTTCATGCGCTCACACAGGCGGCCCGCTCGGTTAGGTACTTGATTGTACCACTTGCTATCCGCCATCTGGATAGCAGCTTCTGCCCAATCGCGTGCGTCTACCGCTGTCTTCATCATCTTAAACTGACTCAAACGTGGACGGCCCATGTTAAACATCATGTTGGCGATAATTAGCTGTACTTCTTCTGGTAGGTCATCCCAGTCATCATAGAGCTTCTTGCACTCACCGATAGTGATCTGCACATCCTGCTCAAACACTTCTACTACACGGGCCTCGTCTACAGGAGTACCGACTTCTTGCCCGTTCTCTGGATCATCTTCAGTAACTAAATGCCCAATACCAAACGTAGGCAGTCCAAGGTGATCTAGGTAAATTTCATACTTGCAGCCTTCGTCGTACTCCAGCTCCATGCGTAGTTGGTCGATATTCATCATTGCTTACCCTTCTTCATAGCCATGAGTTTGTCTGCGCCCTTAACGCCAAATGACGCGCTGACCGCAATAAATAGTAAGTATTGATACCATTCCGGCAAGGAATTGAGTGCGCTAAACGCCTCGTCCATACGAGCAATAATGGCTTGGTCGTCCATCGCCACGCTGTAGGCAACAGCGATCAGGGGCGCACTGAGGATCAAGCTGAACCATTCATCCTTCCAAGATGACTTGGTTGCATCAGCCATAGATGCTTCCCAGTTAGCATCATTGTTTATCTTATGGATCTTGGCTTGCTGAATTGCTTTCTTCTCTTCAGCCTTCCCTTTGATAAAGTCTTTGCCTAGCTCAAGTGCTGGGCCTAGTAGCATGTTAAGCATAACGTTACCCCGCTATTAAAGCCGTTAAAAAAGAAATTGAAGAAATAACTGCGACGAATTGGACATCGCTTAGACTAAGCATTTTTATCACCCACTAATAGCCAAATGGCAAATAGACAAACAATTAATCCAGATACAAACTCCATATTAACTGTCCTTTTTCTTCCCTGCGATTGCTGACGCCCCAAAGAATGCGCTTACTAATACGGCAATAGACGCAAAGTAAGTAGGAGCGATGTCAGCGATTAGTTGCGCGGCAGTACCCATAGCGAAGGCATCAGCAAGAAAAATCCCAAATGGATACAGTAGAAGACCAATAAGAGCAAACCAAGCCATCTTACGGATCGAGTCACGCTGGGCGTCCTCGTCTTCCATCTTGCGGCGCATGTCTTCCAACATGATTCTGCGTTCTTGTTCATCCAGCACACCGTCGCCATTGAGGTCGTACTTTTGCATTTCTTCTGTCATATCAATATCTCCAACACATTGTTCTTCGTTTCTATGACTTGGGCATTCTTTCCGTATGTTATTGATTCTATTGTGTATTGATTCGAGAGCCTCTGCCAGTTTATATATGGAAGTTCCTTTGACTTCTGCTGGTACTCCGTAACCGGACACCATGCGTCGGGCTTCCTGTAAACGGGATGAAAAGGACTTATGAATAAGTCGCTCATCCACTACTTACCTTTAAGACTAATAACCCACAGTAGTAAGGCCACGGCCCCGCCCACAGCACCGAGAACAGCAATGCCAACAGCACCATACAAAAATCCATTCTGTATGGCTTTTTTTCTAGCCAGTTTTTTAGCTTCTGCACGCTTACGCTCGTTCTCCCGCATTTGCTTACGGTTGGCTATGAACTTTTGGTAGTCATCCCACAGTCCCGCCCGACCGTTGTAGATAAACATTTGCTTGACTTCAGCCTCATGACGCTTGATGTCCTCTAGAGCCCAAAAAGCCTGCATGTCACCATCTTTAGCATCTTTCTCTAACTGGTCTTTTGCGTCGGCTAGCTTAGTTAGATCCTTGCCCATTTCACCGACGGACTGAACATGCCCTGCAAACTCTTTAATTGCGCCAATAGCCTCGTTCGCTATCTTGATCGCTGCTATGGCTTCAAAAATCATATCTAGGCTCCATCGTCGCGGCGCACAGTGAAACTTGTACCGCCATTGTGAGATGTGTTGATCCCTGTCACTGTTCGACCCGAATAAAATCTAACCTGAGTCCCCGGAGATGCTGTGCCAGTGAAAGTGCCATCGGATGACACCACCCTGTAACCTTCTTTAACGTAGACAGTATAGGTTGTGTCTGTACCCGGCCCTTGCGTATATCCTTGAGAATGAAATGCGTCTAAGGATTGAAACGTAGATAGCATGTTTTCAATATCAGCAGAGTCAGGGGCTAGTCCACCAGTCATTATTGTTGTTTCAGAGCTAAACCCAGTCAGGCCATGTATTTTTGTACCATTAACGTTTATGGTGCCCGGAGAGTTCGGGCTAGATATAGTAGTGCCGTTGACATTTATAGTGTCCTCGTACCAGCGCTTAGTATCTCCGTCGATAACTAAAGCCATAATTAGTCGCTCGTATAGATGTTGACGGTGCTACCACTCACTTCTACACGTATTGCACCGCGTACACTTGATGTAGCATACGGAAGCCGCGCACCTGCTACAGTGCCCTGTGAGATGTTTGAACCGCTAAGTTGGGTGATGTTATCGCCTGTGCCCGCAAGAGTTACACCGCTTATCGCGCCACCTGTGATACTAACGTTGTTCGCGTCTTGAGTAGCAATAGTGCCTAAAGAACCTGTGGCCGCATCGACATAAGCAGTTGTAGCGACTTTAGTTGAGTTATCAGAAGCAGACTGTGTCGTTGCGGTTACTGAACTAGCTAAGCTACCTGTAAGCCCTGTGACCGCTGGTGATGTCAAAGTCTTGTTAGTCAGCGTCTGGGTCGCAGCTTCCGTTACAACCGGATCTACTGTTGCACCTATTGTAAGAGACGTAAGGTGTGTAGTTACATCTACTACGTTAGACCCAGTCGAATAGACCCACATAGTCTTACCAGCAGGGACAGATACCGTAGAGCCAGTCGAGTTAGAGATAGCAACGGCATCAGCACAGCCGTTGTTAACAATGTAGGTTTTCTCGATGTCAGGCACGGTCAGCGTACGCGCTGTTCCGCCAGTAGTACCCGTCAAGTTGAGACGTACGTTACGTGCGGCCTGTGTCGCATTGGAGTTGGTAAGAGTTATAGAGAGATCTGAGCTAGAAAACGTCACATCAGCAGACCCAACAATTGCTTCTTCTAGCGTCGTACCTAGGTTTGTGTTCGTGATCGAACCCCAAGTGGTTGCTTTCTCACCTGTGGTAATCAGCTCAAGTTTCAGATTGTTACTATATGTACTCGCCATACTTCACCTACGTTTCTATCTCAACCCACGTTACCGTGTTGCCATCATCCACGAGCGTCCACGTGGTGCTTTGTGAATCATCTACGTCTACCCAGCTCGGAGTCTGGGCGTCATCGATTTCGCCCCAAACAAACGCTACGCCGAGTTCGCCTGCGGCCACCACACCAGTTGGGGTTATCGTAGCATCTGCAGTAACTGTAATGCTACCAATTGCTGTAGTAGCTCCAAGCCCAGTCTCAGTAACTATGGCTTCCGCATCGACGCCTTCGTCCCCTACAGCGGTATTAGCAGCTACACCTGTGACATCTAGTGACGCATCCGCAGTAATAGTTACATCAGCAACCGTGGCCGAGCCCTGAACACCCGTAATGTCTATAATCGCGTCTGCTTCAATAGTTACGCTGGCTGTGGTGGTAGTAGCAGAAACACCCGTAGGACGTACATTGATACCAATACCAACGGTTTCGTCGCCTATCGCTGTGCTGGCCTCTACGCCAGTTACTTCAACCCGTCTACCAGTGGTAATTTCTACAGAGCCAACCGAACCTGTAGCATCGACTCCAGTTACGTCTGCGTTTGCATCAGCATCAGTGTCTTCTATACCAACAGCGGTGGTAGCGGATACTCCGGTAACATTTAATACAGAGTTGGCGGAAACGGTTACGACATCGACAGTAGAAGTTAATTGAAGCCCCGTTTCATCTACACTGGCTTGCCCATCAATAGTTACACTAGCAGCGCTAACAGTAGCTGAGACACCCGTGCCTGTTATGTTAGCTTGTGCATCAATGCCTTCGTCGCCAGTATTAGCATTAACAAAAATACCAGTTACGTTAACAGATGCTTTTGCGACTACAGATACTGTTCCTACAGTGGAAACAGCACTTAACCCCGTTACTTCTACCTCAACGCCTATAGGAGCATGCGAAAACGCACTTGAAGCAAACGGGGTATTACCGAACATCAGTCATCCGCATCCTGTATGGTTAGCTCACCCGCCTCAACCTGACGCATGATTTCTGCGTAGTGGCGGTTTGCGGGGTCGAGTGGGACTGACAAGGTGATGCCGTCAATGGTTGCTTGGACTAATGTATTAACACCATCTATGTCTTGAATGTACTGCGCTGAAGTA